TGATCGCACTAGAGGCGATCCGCGAGGCGATACGGGCAAGGCTGAAATACGGCGAACTGGGCGATCAGGCGCGCCATGAGCTGGAGGACTTGCGCGAGCAACTGCCGCATGAACTGATTGAGTTGCTGGTGTGACAAGGTGTGACAGCAAGAAAAACGTACAATGATTCCTTTTGAAACACTTTGCTCCCCGTCAGCCGACGCCGCGCCACACGGCGTCTATCTGGCTGCCGGTGGGTTGCCCCGAGACGTGCGCGGCGGGACACAAACCGACAGGCGGCGAGTGGGCCGGGGCAGTGGCATCACTGACGGAGAGTAGGGACATGGCGACACTGAAAGACATTCTGACATCACCTGAGCGGCTTGAGGCTGAAATGAAGGCCGAAGTACGCCAGCGGCTCCGCGACCAGTTCGCGGCGGCGGCGCTGACGGGCCTGCTCGCTGGCTTCCAGAACGGCAAGAGTTGCGACTCCTACGCTCAGGAAGCCTATGAAGTGGCCGACGCGATGCTGCGGGCGAGACAGCAGGAGGTGCCGACTGATGGCTGACCGATACAAAGTTGTGGCCGGTTCGGAGTCAGGCCACTGTTGCTTCGACAGCACGGTAGTGGACATGACGCAGCCCGTGATGATGGACGACCAGCACTACAAGGACAAGTACGAAGGCGTTTGTGAGTGCATCTGGGAAGCTGATGCGAACGTCATCTGCGATGCCCTCAACGCGGCAGACCGCTTTCGCTGGATTTCCGTGAGCGAGCGGCTGCCTGAGGAAGGTGTTTGCGTGCTGGTATGGCTTCCAGGGTTCGGCCGCGCGTCCGTAGCAAGTGTGCGTTCCGACTTTTCTTCTCGGCATTGGTGGAATGGCGAGGAAGAATTCTTCAAGGGCGATTGTGGAGTTCTCTTCGGAGACGACGATGCGCCGTCGCATTGGATGCCGCTCCCCGAGCCGCCTCAATGATCCTTGACGCCAAGACTGACAGGTGCCGTGTTTTTGACGCCAACGGCGTCGAACTGAAGTACGTTTTGTGGTGCGATACGGAAACCGGCGAGGCAGAGCGGTACGTTCGCGATGAAGGCGGATTTGTGATTGTTCACGAAGGAAACTACGGCGGCATGTCATACGTCAAAACGGAGAGGGTTCACTATCCTGCTCCACTGACGTTCGCCCGCCAATGACCCTACACACCTTAGGTGAAGACATGGACGCCGTGAAGCGTGGGATGGAAATGCTTTACACCCCTCAGAATCAGTTGCCGCCTCTTGCCTACGAATACGCTCGCTCGCTGTGCCAGAAGATCGGCATGTGCGGCGAAGTGTTCCTGACGGCGTTCGCGGCCTACGCCCAGTGCGTCGAAGGGCTGGAATGCGAAGACAAGGGCTACGAGGCCAGCGACGATGCCCGCGAGTGGTTCGCCCAGCGGACCGTTCGGGATTCGCGAATTGCGAACGACGCTACTGCCGTCAGGAAGCGTCGAAACTGCCAGTAGCCCGCCCCTGCCGTCTACCGTAGGGGAATGATCCGACCGGGCGAACTCCGCGAGCGTGTCACCGTCCAAGTCGCCAGCGGCACGACCAATGCCCTCGGCGAGACCGTGCTGGCGTGGAGCGATTCGTCTGCCGTGTGGGCCAGCGTCGAAGGCGTGTCGGCTCGGGAGGCTCTGCTGGCTGGGCAGCAGGACGCCGCGATCACTCACAAGGTGCGGCTCCGCTACCTGCCGGGGCTGACGAGCCGGGAACGGTTCGCGTGGCGGGGGCGGACGCTGGAGATCGTGAGCCTGCTTGAACACGGCAACCGATCGCAGCACGAAGCGGTCTGCGTGGAGAAGCGGTGATGGCTGCCGATGGCCGCACTGCCGGGATCTCGATCACGGTGAACGTGCCGGGGCTGGAGCAGATCCGCAACCAGTTTCTCGCCCTGCCTAATAACCTCGCGGCAAAGCATCAAGCGGCTGCCCTGCGGCGGGCGGCAGAACAAGGCGGAACGCTCCAGGCGTTGAAAGCGAACACGCCACGCGGACCGACTGGCAACCTCAGACGGGCGATTGCGGTGAAGTCGAAGCGGTATCGGTCTGGAGTTGGCATCGCCATCCTTGGATTCAAGGCTGGCCGCAGGCAAAACGAAGATTTCGACAACACCAGACTCGGCTACCATCAAGGGCTTGTCGAGTTCGGCACGAAAGAGCGTTTTCGCAAAACAAAAGACGGGCGACAGGTCTCGACGGGCAAGATGCCGGTCGGAGGATTCTACGGTCGCCCGCCGATCCGTACCGCGTGGGAGCAGACGCGATCCCGCGTCGAGAGCCTCATGGTGCAGGAACTCACAAAAGCCTTTGACAAGGCTGCCCGCGAACTCGCCGATCAGATCAAGTCACTTCAGGGACCGTTCTAATGGCACTCAAATCCCCCGAAGCCGTACTGCGAAACGCTCTGGTCGCCAATGCCGACGTTCAGGCGTTGCTCGCCGGGCGCATCTACCCGCTCCGCTACACCGGCTCGGGAAAGATTCAGTTCCCGATCGCCATCTGGCGACGGGCTCGCATCCTGCGGGTTCCGACCATGAGCGGCCCGGCTGGGCTGCCCCGCGTCACGGTCGAGTTCTCCTACTACGGCACGACCTATGAATCCGTCCGCGATCTGGCGGACAAGGCTCGCCGCGTTCTGGATGGGTACGCCGGTCAGATTGAAAATACAGAGGTACGGCAGGCGACCCTCGAAGACGAATCCGACGACCTTGTGGAAGTCGAAGGCTCCGAGGATTCGCTCTACGTTGTTCGCCAAACCTACGACGTTTTTTGGGTGGAGACCTAATACATGGCATCGCACGCTCAGGGCACGACGCTGACTTTCGCCGGAACCGGCTACACCGTCACCAGCATCACGTACTCGATGAACGACGTGTCGGCTGGCGATACGATCGACGTGTCGCACCTCGGGCTGTCGGCTGGCAGCAACGTCTTGACGATGGATCGTCCGCTCAAGGGCTCTGCCACGGACACGGGCCGCGAAGTGAGCATCGAGTACATCGGCACCAGCCCGATCGTCGATGGGTCGACGGGAACGCTGGCCATCACTGGCGGGCTGACGCTGTCGGCTGCCGCGACCGTGGCTTCTTCGTCTGTCACGCTGACGACGAACGACGCGACTCGTGGTCAGGCTACGTTCCGGGTGGCGCGGGTCTAGTCCGCTACGGAGGTTTCCGTGGCGACGTACTCGCAAGGCTGCACGGTCACGTTTCGCGGATCATCTCTGTCGGAGGTGGTCAGCGTTTCGATGGACCGTGGCGGCTCCGTGCCGATCGGCAGGACGTTCGGCGGTTACGCCCAGGACTACGGAAGCGTGACCGTCGAGACGCTTGGCGGCACGGCTGGGTACGGCGACTACGGCTCGCTGGTCATCTCCGGCGGCGGCATTTCCTTGACAGAGAACGCAGTCTGTACGGGCGTGTCTGCCACGGCGCAGACCAACGACGTGACGCGGTACTCGATCACGTTTGCCCTAATCGTTTGAGGAAAACATGGCACTGACGAAAGAGCAGATTCTTGCAGCGGATGACCTGGGACTCTTAGAGGTGAAGGTCAAGGAATGGGGCGGCAGCGTCTTCATTCGCGTGATGACCTGCGGCGAGCGGGACGCCTACGAAAACGATTGGGTCGCCAACAAGGGCAAAGGCGTCGACAACTTCCGCACGAAGTTTCTCGCCAAGTGCCTGTGTGATGAGAAGGGCGAGCGGCTCTTTTCTGACGCCGAGGTGGAGCAGCTGGCGAAGAAGTCCGCCAAGGTAATGAGTCGAGTGTGGGCGAAGGCGATGGAGCACAACGCTCTGACTGACAAAGACGTGGAGGAACTCGCAAAAAACTAGCAGTCCGCCCGACGCGGGTTTTCCTGTTTCGTCTGGCGGCACATCTCGGAATGACGGTCAAGCGGCTCTGCGAGGAAATGGATTCGCGGGAGTTTGCCGAATGGGTTGCGATCCACAGGCACTTCCATCCATTGCCCGACGCATGGCGTCAGACGGGGTTGATGGCAAGTGCGACCCTCGCCCCGTACTGCCCGCGAGGGCGGACGCCGAAGGTCGATGACTTTATTCCGGTGGTGAAGGCACCGCAGCACGAGTTGCAGATACAGGCAGCGTTGGAACAGTTGGCGAAAGATCTGGCGGGTGACTGATGGCGACGGTGATCGGACTTGGCGTGCAGTTCTCGGCCAATGCCAACGGCATGACCAAGGGGCTGTCGCAGGTCGATCGCCAGTTGCAGAACCTCGGCAAGCAAGCCAGCCAAGCAGCGAGGCTCTTTGACGGGTTCGCCTCATCGAGTGGTGCGGCAGCAGCGGCACAGCAGCAGGTCGCCACCGATATTGCGTTCCTGACGAGTGCCTTCAAGACCGGGCAAATCTCGTCAGAGACGTTCGCCGAGACACTGCGAGACATCACCTCCAGTGCCCAGCAATCGGCGGCTGCGTTCGCCGAAGGGGCACGGATCACGGAGCAGACGGCAACCGCCGAAGAGCGGCGTGTCGCTCAACTCGACCGGCTTGGCGACCTGCTCCAGCAAGGTGCAATCGACGCGGAGACCTACGGGCGGGCCGTGGCATCGTCGACTGCCGGATTCGACGGCACGCAGGCGGAAAGGTTTGCCCAGGCTATCGCTCCGCTGCGTGAGCAGTTGCAGTCGGGTGCTATCTCGCTGGAGGAGTTCAATCGGCAGGCGGGTGGCGTAGCCGATGCCGTCTCTGGCTCCACGTCGTCGGCGCAGCGTAGTGCCGAGGCGATTCTGGAACTCAAGCGGCAACTTGATGCCGGGGCGATCTCGATTGAGGAGTACCGCAATCAGTTCTCTCAGATCCAGGCGGGCAACATTTCCAGCACGCTCTCGGTCGAGGTGCTCGGGATTCGTGAGGGCATTGCGGCGAGTGCGGACCTCCAGGCTGCGATCGCCAGTCTTGAAGGCACGCAGATCGAAGCGGCGTTGCAGATCACGGGCGTCGATTCGATTGACGACCTGCGGCAGCGGTTTGACGGCGTCGATGGGCGGCAACTCGATGCGTTGCTGCAAGTGCTGGGTGTCGAGTCGATCGAACTGGCACGGCAGCAGTTGGCGGCGATCGACGGCACCGAGGTGCTGGCCCAGTTGCAGACTGCCGGGTTTGAGTCGATTGAGGAAGCCCGGTCGCTCCTCGACAGCGTCGAAGGCAAAGACATCACGCTCCTCGCCGAGACGCTTGGCATCGAGTCGATCGAGCAACTCACCGCCGTCATCAACGCGGTCGAGTCTCGCACGGTGGAGTTCAACGTTGACTCCAACGCGGACGAGACGGCGGCTCAGGTCAAGGCGTTGGTCGATGAGCAGGCGGCGTATCAGCAGTTGCTTTCGGAAGCGGCTCGCATCACCCAGAAATACACGAGCGACGAAGAGCGGAGGGCGGCAGCCATTGCCAAGATTGAGGAACTCAATCGGGCGGGCGTGCTGTCCGAGGAGATTTACTCGCGGGCGATCGAGGACGCGAGCGGGGCGAAGGCGGAAGCGGCCCGCGTCGACCAGCAGAGGGCGGCGGATTCCGCCCGTGCCGCGCAGATCATCGAGGCGAATCTGTCTGCTGAAGAGCGGGCGAGCCGCGACTACGCTGCCTCGGTCGCGGAACTTGATCGGCTCGTGGCGGCTGGCGTTCTCACCGAGGCGGACTACGCCAAGGCGGTTGAACGCTCGGCGGCGGCCTTTGCGAAGGCGACCGTGGCGGCAGCCCGCTACGAAGACGCGGCAGACGGTGCCGGTGACGCGGGCGTGCTGAAGTTCAATGAACTCAGCGGCGTGCTCGCTGCGATCCCCGGCCCGATCGGCAACGTCGCTGGTCGGCTCTCTGGGTTGGCGAGTGCAGGCGAAGGGTTGAGCAGAGTCTTTGCTGGCGGACTCTCGCAGGGGCTCGCGAGTATCGGCACGTCCGTTGCCGGGCTTGTCAATCCGTTTACGGCGGGGCTGGCTGCGGTTGCGGCGTTTGGTGCCGGTGCGACTGCGGTGGCTCGCGGGCTCCTCGATCTTGAGGACCGCGTCGAGAACCTCGGCAACATCGCCGACAAGTTGGGCGTGTCGTTCGAGTTCATCCAGACGCTCGAAGAATCCGCCAATCGTTCCGGCACGAGCATCGACGCCGTGAGTGCGGCATTCGGTCGGCTTCAGAAGTCGGTGCTGGGCGTGGACGAGGAAAGCAAGGCGGCACAGAAAGCCCTGGCCGAGATCGGCGTCACGGCGGAGCAGTTGCAGTCGCTCAGTCCCGAAGAGCAGTACAAGCTCATCGGCGATGCGTTGTCGGGTATTGAAGATCCCGCCCGGCGGACGGCGGCGGCTACGGCGTTGTTTGGGCGTGCCGGTGCTGACCTGCTTCCGTTCTTCCGCAACCTCGGGCCTGCGGCAGCGGACATCGAGCGGCTTGGCGGTGCGTTGTCGGACATCGACCGGCGGCGGATCGACGACTTCGGAGCCGGGCTCGATGCCCTTGGCGTGGCGAGTTCGCGGCTTGGCGAGTTGCTGCTAGTGCCATTCGCGGGGCTTGGCGAAGGGATCACGCAGGGCACAGCGGAGTTCCTCGGTGGCATCAACCGTATTGCCGATGCGATTGGAGACATTCTCGCGCCTGAGATGAATACTCTTGGCAACCTGTTTCAGGCGATCGGCGCGGCTGCGTCTGTGGCCGCCGACATCATCGCCACGTCGTTTCGGCTTGTGCAGCAAGTGTTGGAGCCGATCGGCGGGAGCATCCTGCCAGCGGTCGGGGCTGGCATCGCGTTTGTCAATCGGCAGATCCTTGTCGGTGCCGTGGCGAATCTGGCGAAGTTCTTCACGGCGGCTGCGGCTGCGGCTGTTGCGTACGCCACGTCCGCCGGTGCTGCAACCGTATCGACTGCGGCTCTCGGCGTGGCGATTCGCGGGGCAATCAACTCGACGGGCGTTGGCGTTCTCGTCACTGGCTTTGGGCTCGCGGCGGGGGCGTTGCTGGAGTGGGCGTTTTCCTCTGATGAGGCTGCTGAGTCCACGAATCGCCTGTCAGAAGAAATTACGAGCGCAACGAATCAAGCATCGGCATTCGGCCAAGAGGGTGTCGCAGCCCTAGAGCGATACAAGCAGCGGCTCGAAACGATTGCTGAATTGCAAGACAGCGGCGTGTTCTCTCCCGAGCGAGCCAAAGCTGCTGCTGACCAGGCGAGGCAGGGTTTTGAGCAGACGATCGCCGGATTCAATGCCGAGGCGGTCGCCAACAAGTTTTCGGATGCAGTTGGAGATGCCGCGACGGCGGCTTCAGAGTTTGGGCAGGCGGGTTTTGAAGCCGCATTTGCCTACCAGCAATCGCTCCAGCAAATCTCTGAACTGCTGGCTGATGAAACTCTGACGCTGGACGAGGCGAAACGTGCTGCCGAGCAAGAGAAGGCTGCGTTTGAGGCTCGCATCAAACTGCTCGATGAAGAGGCAAAAGCCCGCGAGCGAGTTGCGGATGCAGCCGAACGTGCCGCCGAAGCCGCGATCCAAGCCGATCAGCGGCGAGCCGACTCGTTCATCGCCAACCAAGGGCTCGGCGGCGAAGACCCGGCGACCAAGGCGGCGGAAGACCTTCTTGCGATCACTCGCCAGATCGAGGAAGCCGAGGCGGCGATCGTCGCGGCTCGTGCTGCCGGTGACGCTGCGGCGGAACAGGCTGCGACTCGACGCCTTGCGATTCTCGACCAAGCTGAAGCCGCCGCGCAGGAGACGGTCGAGTTCGGGTTTTCGTCTCGTGATGCTGCCCGTGCGATCGAGGAAGTTCGCGGTCGGCTCGATGAGACGTTCACGTTCGACAACTTTGAACTCGCCCCCGAGGCGTTCGCTGCCGCTCAGGAACAGTTGCGGCAGTTGGAGCTTGACCTTGAGGCGAAGGTCATCGACCCAGACACCTTCGAGGAAGCCGCCGACGCCATCCGCCGTGGCTTCGATGACGCTCTGCGGACTGCCGAGCAGATCCGCGACCTCAATGAGCAATACGCCGAACGGGCTGCGGAGATTGATGCCGAGCGGATTCAGGCTCTCTCGCAAGTCTCGCAGCAACCGCTCCAGATCGAGGACGTTCGGACGGGCGCTGGCATCAGCGAGTTTTTGAGGTTGGCGACCGGGCGTGAAGACCCTGCGATTGCTGAGTACCGCAAGCAGCTTTCCGAACTCCAGAAGATCGCCCGCGAGATCCGCGAGTTGGGTGGCGTCGTCGACATCGTGGGGGCGAACTGATGGCTGTCCTATCTACCCGCGAAGTCCTGCCCCGCACGTTCACGCACCGATTCGGCGAGTCGCCGACAGCGGAGATCAAGTATCACGCGACGACGGACGGGCCGACGCCGACGCAGACGGTGCTGAACACGATCGGGATCTTCCACGGGGCGGCACACCCCGAGTATTCGTACCTGCTCTGCACTGAAGGCAGCCTCAACGAACTCGATCGGTTCCATGTCGAGGTTACGTACAGCTATGAAGTGCCTGCCACCGGCACGGCGGACAGCGACCCGAATCCGCTGGCCCGTGCTGACGTGTGGAGTTTCTCAACCGGCGGCGCGGCGATCCCGGCTCTCGCGTACTACGATGGCAGCGGCAACGGAAACATCAAGCCTCTCGTAAACTCGGCGTATGACTTCATCGAAGGGGCGATGACCGAAGAGGCTGAACTGCGGGCGACGATCAGCGGCAACCGGGCGATCTTCCCCGTTGGGCTCGCCGCACAGGTCACAAATGCCCTCAACTCCGATGCGTTCCTTGGGGCTGCCGCGTACCAGTGGAAATGTCAGGGGATCAGCGGCCAGCAGCAGGTCGAGGTAGTCAACGGGGCCGAGATCAAATACTGGTCCGTCAGCGTCGAACTCGCGTACCGGCAGAGCGGGTGGCGGCTCATGCTGCCCAACGTGGGCTGGAACTACATCGAGGGCAGCCAAAAAAAGCGGGCGTACGTGACCGACCCGGAGAGCAACGAAAAGGTCGCATCTGCCAACGTAGTAGCTCTCAACACGAACGGAAGTATCAAGTCTCCGGGCGTGGCCCCCGACATTCTCTACCGCCGCGTTCATCCAGAGGTGGCGTTCCAGCCGCTCTTCGGCACGCCGCCGTTCTAAAAGCAGCCCCACAAACACGGTAGGTTGGCACTATGGCTGAGTTCATCGCACTGCCGGGCACGCTCAACATCTCGCTGACGGTTGGCGATGAGTTCGGGATGCTCGCGGATCTGGACATCGACGTTTCTTCGTTCACCTGGACGGCGATTGTCTACGAAGTCTCGACCAGCATTTCGTTCAGCAACCCGAGCGGCGTGAACACGCAGGGAGCGACGGCGGCGACGTTTACTGTCACCGAAGTGAACGCTGCCGCCGGGCAGGTCAATCTGTCGCTGACCGAAGTACAGACGGGAGCGTTTGACCCGTCGAAGAAGTACCGCTGGTACTTGCGTGGCGTCTCCCCTGCCCTTGTGACGCGGACGTATCTCTCTGGCACCCTGACGGCGGTGGCCCCATGAGCATCAACGTCACGGTATCGTCTACCGCTGCTGGCGTGAGCGTGTCGGGCGGCACTGCCGTTGCGATCACGGTTGGGGGCGGCATCGGCCCGGCTGGGTTCCTTGTCGCCCCAGGCACGGCGACAAACGCTTTCGGCACGTTCCAGTTGACGGCTGGCGACGGTATCACGATCTCGACCAGTGCGGCACAGTTCCAGATCGCGTCCTACGGCACCGCTGCTGTGGCGGGCTTCGCGCCGGTGCAATCGGTGGCGGGCCGCACGGGCAACGTCGTGCTCCAGGCGGCGGACGTGACCGCTGGCACGTTTGCGATCGGCCGCATCCCGACGATCTCGTACACGGCGTTGTCGAACGTTCCGGCGTCGTTCACGCCTTCGGCTCACACGCACTCCACGGCGGACGTTGTTTCGTTCACCGCGTCTGCGGCGGCGGCTGCCCCGGTGCAGAGCGTGGCCGGTCGCACAGGAGCGATCTCGCTGGCAGCCGCAGACGTGAGCGGGCTGGCATCCGTGGCGACCAGTGGCTCCTACACGAGCCTGTCGGGCGTGCCTACATCGTTCGCACCGTCTGCCCACACTCATAGCACAGCCGACATCACGGGCATCACGGCATCGTTCGCGGCGGCGAGCCACACGCACGACGCGGCGGCGATCGACAGTGGCGTGTTGAACATCGCACGCATTCCCACGATCGGCTACACGGCTCTGAGCGGCGTTCCGAGTACGTTCGCCCCCGAGGCTCACACGCACTCCACGAGCGACGTAGTGGGGCTCACGGCGACGTTCTCGCAGGTCGGGCACACCCACGACTATGCGGCGTCGATTCACACGCACTCGACTGCCGACATCAGCGGCTACTCGTCTCTGCCGGCTCAGGCTGGAGCGAATGGCCCGCTCGTGACGGACGGCACGGCGGCGACATGGGCGACCCGGTACAGCGTGGTCGATCCCGTGCTGGTTCAAGGCGCAGGAATGACGCTCACCCGCGATACGTCGGCGGGCTCGATTACCGTGGCGTTTGCTGGCGGCACCTCGGGAATCGTCGTCAGCAGTGCCACGCCGCAAGCGTTAGGCGTTGCAGCGGCTGGCTCCAGCGGTGACGCCTCGCGGGCGGACCACGTTCACGCCATGCCATCGGCGGCAGACGTTGGGGCGGCTGCAATCGGGCATACCCACACGACTACTGACATCACCGGCTACACGCTCACGAGCATCAATGGGCTCTCCGGCTCAGTCACGATTGCCTCCGGTGATAACGTGACGGTCTCGACGGCATCGAGCACGATTACGATTGCCGCTGGTGGTGGCAGCGGAGACGGTGGCGGTATCGGAATGTCCTACCTGTTCAGTTGAGGTTTTCATGGCTGCCCCGAACATCAAGGCTCCTACGTCGATCACGCTCAAACAGTTTTCGTCTACGGTCGGCACTGCCGCGATCACGCTTGTGACCTGCGCAGCCGACAAGGCGGTGAAAGTCTCGACCCTGTTTGCAGCGAACGTGCAGGGTTCCAACGCTGGCGACATCACGATCCGCGTGTCCGATGGCACGGCAACCCACGCCGTTTGCTCCACGGTGAGCGTTCCCGCTGACGCCTCGGTGGTCGTGGTCGACCGCAACTCGCCGGTCTATCTGGAGGAAGGCGACAAGATCGAAGCGATCGCGTCCGCAACCGGCACGATCGAGATCGTAGGCTCGTTTGAAGAAATCGCCTAGGGGTGAGCCGTGGCGAAGAAACCAGACGGCGCATCGGCTGGCACCCAGCGGGTGACGTTCACGAAGACGGCAGCCGAGCGGATCGGCAAGGTTGTGCGCGAGGTTGAGGCGGGCGACCGCGACCTGGGGCCGCTGACGTTTGGGCCGCGAGTCGGCGGCGCGGGCGGCAAGGTGTTTCGCGTCTGCACCTTCACCGGCGCGTGGAGCATCAACGCCGAGAAGACGGTGACGTTCAAAGGCGTGACGAGTACGCCGAATACGGTGGCGGCGATCAACCTCGTCTGCGGCATGAACCCTAGCGGCTCGTGCGACGTGTCGATCGCGAAGGACGGCACGGCGTGGTACTTGATCCAACCCAACCTGACGCAGCAGCCGGGGTACTCTGGCAGCGGGACGCAGGTTCTCACCATCCAAAACGGCTCACTGCGGTGGGTCGGGACAACGGCGTGCTGATATGACGATTGCAACGAAGAATGGCGTGCCGATTATCAAGGATGGCAGCATTGCTACGGGGTGTGGGTGCTGCAAACCGTCTGAGGAATGCAACCTTTCAATTCCCGCAGTGTCAGATGTTGTAACAGTCTCTGCGCACAGTTCAATTTACGGTGAATCTTTGAGGCAGCTCCCTCACGCCGCTCCGCCATTTATTCGGCAATCTGAAATAACTTCAAAGCAAGACTCGTTTTCAGGTTATAGATATCTAAACAACCTCGTCGGATTTGGCTCAAGTGCTTCGAAAATGCTTGCAGCTTCGTGGTATGGGTGGAACGCAAATGCAACGCCGCCGCTGACTCCGAGGGAAAGCGCAACTTGGGTTCGGTTTGGTTTTTTTGAGATGGACACTTACTGCCAGAACTTGCTGCCGTTTGCATCTTCAAAAAGCTTTCGGCGGTTGGATTGCCGGTTCAACACATTTACTTACACCAACTCGGAGCTTATGAACGTGTCTGTGACACTAAACATGCTCGACGAGCCGCCATTGGTTATTGAAAGAACCAGCGTAAACTCTTTTAGTAACTCTCCCTTTGTTTTTTCTCTTTCCGCCAGCCAATTTATTGAAAGCGTGGTGCTGTCTTATCAGTTTACGACGACAACCGACTCGCTATTTCATGGATACCGAGACCAATCAATACCGGCATCGGAAACGATTACATTTCGAGGTTTTTACAACTCGACTCTTTCGCAGTTGATGTATCGCTTCACCGAAAACTATCCCCTCCCATGACCACCTGCCACCGCACCTTCCTTGAATCCCGCTGCCGCGAGCGTGGCTACACGCTCGACGAGGTAATGCCTTGCGTTGTCGCTCAGGACGGCGACTCGTGGACGATTGACACAGATCATCCGGCGTACCCCAAGACGCCGAAGCCGGGGCGCGAGCCACCAGCGCCGACGCCGACGCACGGCGGCCCCGGCACCGAACTGAAGAAACTTCTCGCCAAGGTTGGCATCACGGCGTCTCCAGACTGCTCGTGCAATGCCCGCGCCCGAACGATGGACGAACGCGGCTGCGACTGGTGCGAGGCGAACCTCGACGAAATCGTCGGCTGGCTCCGCGAGGAGGCCGCGAAGCGGGGGCTGCCGTTCCTCGACATGGCGGGGCGGATGCTGGTGAAGCGGGCGATCAGGAATGCCCGCAAGGCAGAAGCCGCTTGACGCGACTGCGACCATCGGGGCATGGGCGAGACGCATCACTTCAAGCTCGGCGGCAAGGTCTGGCCCGTGAAGTTCACGCGACTTCGCGGCAACGCCGTTGGGTGGACGTTCATCGCCGACACAAAGAACCCGTGCGTTCAAGAAAAGATCCTGATTGACGAGCGTGCGTACCTCAAAGGACGCAGCGGGCTTGAGTTGCTGATTCACGAACTGCTTCACGCTCTTAATCCATCGTTCTCGGAAGAAGCCGTGACGGAGCAGGCGGCTGACATCGCCCGTGTCCTATGGGCGCTAAAGTGGCGGCGCAAGGAGGAATGATGGCGGAGCCCAGCTTGCTCGATGAAGTTATGGCCGCTGTCGAGAGCCATCGCATTGGCGTCCTCACGTGGTTTGAAAAGTTGCCGCCTGAGTCGCAGGCAGCACTCGACGCAGTACGAAAGACGTATGACCCGAAGGTTCATCGCAAACACATCTTCGCACGAGCGTTGATTGCGGCAGCCGACAAACGTGGCATTCCGATAGCACGAGAGAAGCAGGTAATCAAATGGCTCGAAAACCAACCCTAGCCGATGACGTAGCGGATCAACTGGCGTCGGTGGAGCAGTTGCAGTCCGATGCGGAACTCGCCCGGCTGCGTAGTGAAGTCGCATCGCTCAAGGGCAGGTACAAGGCGGCACTCGCACAGATCGACCGCGAGCGGGAGCGGGCCGACGCCCTTGTGCAACTCAAGGGAATCAAGCCCGCGAAGTCCTTGACCAAAAGCGTCAAAGGAAAAAAACACCCTGCCACGATGGTCGTGCTGCTCTCTGACATTCACTGTGAGGAGACGGTGCGACCCGAGACCGTCAACGGGCTCAACTCGTTTGATCTTGAGGTATGTCAATCGCGGCTCGATGAGTTGCAGCAGCGATTCTTCACGATGCTGGAGCACGAGCGGACACTGTGCGACATCGACCGTGTGGTGATCTGGCTTGGCGGGGATCTTATCAGCGGCATGATCCACCCGGAACTCGCCGAAGAGAACAGCCTACACCCTCTGGCGGCGATACGTTGGATCGGCGAACGGATCAGAGCGTTCATCGACGCGGTGAGCGACCAGGCCCGCGAGGTGATCGTAGCGACATCATGCGGCAACCACGGGCGAACCACGGAGAAACTTCGCACGAACGAAGCCGACACGAGCTATGAGCATCACCTGTACCTCACGCTGCGGGCTGCCGAGACGAAGGGCAACGTCGAGTGGCGGATCGGCGAAGGGCATCTGAACTACGTCGATCTCGACGGGTTCGTGATTCGCTTCTGCCACGGTCACGCAGTGCGCTACCAAGGCGGCATCGGTGGTATTCATGTGCCACTCAACAAGGCGATCGCGGCGTGGAATGCGACAACGCACGCTGACCTGACGTGCCTAGGGCACTGGCATCAGTTCTCGTGGGGCCGCGCCGGTCGATACGTCAGCAACGGCTCAGTGATTGGACACTCGGCATACGCTGTCCGAATCAAGGCGACCTGCGAACCTCCATGCCAAGCGGCGATCGTCATCGACCACGGGCGGCAGGAAGTCACCAAGGCGTATCCGTTGTTTTGCGACCGTGATTTGAGGACTGCAAAACGTGAGCCCAATAACTAGCAGTCGCCCGGCCAAGGTAAACAACGATCGCGACGGTCGCAGGCTTGTCGAACTAAGCTCAAAGTTGGCTCCTGTGATCGAAGACGAGTTTCTTGCCCTTATCCCGCCGCTGTCGTTTGACGAGTTGGCCGAACTTGAGGCAAGCCTGGTTGAATACGGCGGCGCTCGTGACCCGCTGATTGCGTGGGATCGCGGGCCGAAACTGCCTCCGGTACTGGTTGACGGTCACACGCGGCTGCGTATCTGCGAACGGCTAAAGCTGCCATATCACGTCAAGGGGCTGCGGTTTCGGGACAAAGACGATGCGCTCAACTGGATGCGGCGTAACCAGATCGGTCGCCGCAACCTGTCTCGCAAGGCATTCATGCTGTTGCTTGGCGAGATTTACAACCGCACCAAACTGCCAGATGGAGGGCGTGCAGGCCGAAAGTCGCATCCGTATGCGGGCCGTGAAGTGCGCCGCACGGCAGACGTGCTAGCCGAGGAGTATGGCGTAGACGAAAAGACGGTTCGTCGCGCCGCTGCTTTTCAGAATGCGGCAGAAAAGCTCGGAATTGCTGACGAGATAGCTGCTGGCCGCATCAAGGCTGACGCTGCTGCGGTGATTAAGCTCGCTGCCTCCCTTCCTGAGAATCCGACTAAAGATCAGATAGCAGAGGCATTGAAGGCCGGACTCACGCGGGCTCGTGCTCAATGCAAGAAAGATTCTCTCAGCCGTGCCTCGCAGGGCTGGCTTATACCGGCAGAGCCATCTGACTGTCTGAAGGCAATCTACTTTTACGCCAAGAGTTTTCTATGCCGTCGCCCGGACGGAGTCGAGGCACTGAACGCGCTTTTGCTGAAGCTCATTGAAGAGAACGAACTTCAAGTCATCAATCAGCGTCACGAGAGGGGTCGGTAGTCCCTCGCAGCAAGTTGAGCACGGCCAGTTTTGCTTGCAGCAGTATGTGATCGCCTACGCTCGGCTCACTCAACATTTCGTGCTGGATCGCAATCCCAGACGCCACACGCTGCCCGTTAGGCAGGTGCGTGTAAACGTCAAAACGAACTTCGCCCTTCTCTACGTACGTCGTCCCGTCCTCTGTGCTTCGCTTGCTCTGCCGCATCACGACGTAACGGCGTTCATCCTCTGCAAGCCATTCGGCGAGTGTCTGTGTTGTTGGCATGCCGGTTTCCTTTCGGGTGCGATTCTATACGGAAAACAAGTTGACACGAAACATACGCTGCCGGAATCACCGCCCAACCGAAAGGATGACCGATGCCAGGACTGACACTCGAAGAAACCAACGCCGCACTCCGCCACGCAGTCGAGACTCGCTTGGCGGCGGGGATCGTCGACGATGGGGAAGATTGCGTCACGACCGAGGATCTCCGCGAGGTGAGGCTGCGTGGGGATTCGCTGATGCAGGATCGTCGCCACCCGAGCAGCCGGGCGTTCGTCGACCTGCTCGATGAGATGCGTCGGCTACACGAAAGCAAGAGTGCCGACTACGGCAGCGAAGATGACCCGCTCGCGAACATTCGCCAGGGTGCCGAGTTCGTAGATATCGAGCACTGGCGCGGGTGCATGGTGCGGATCGCCGACAAGGTGCAGCGGCTGCGGACGTTCTGCCGCACTGGCCGGCTCGTGCATGAGGGAGTCCGCGATACGCTGCTCGATCTCTCAGCGTATAGCCTGCTGGCGATCGTCTTGTTTGACGAGGCGCAGCGTGACTCGTGAGCCGCTGACACCGGAGTACATCGCAGACTGCCGTAGGCGGGCGTACAAGTACGGCACAGGCACTTGGACCGGGATGACCGGCGGGCTTAGTGCAGACGTTATCCGGTTGTGCTACGAGATCGACCGGCTGAAGGTGGAGTTGGCGCGACGCCAGGAGCGTGAGCCGTACTGGCTGCGACCGCATGACTGATCCGGGCCGGGGCTTGAGCGGCTGGGCTTACCCTTTCACCAGCTGTTCGCCCCGCGCCCGGTCAGCGTGGCGAAACTCTTTGACGAGCGACCAGAAAAGAGCGGCTGCATCGTCCGTGACGGTCGCGCCCTTCTTTAGGTTCTCGATGCCCCACTGCGGCCTACAGTTTCGCCAGTTGAATACGGCTAGTCGCTGTGGCTCATCTTCTAAGTCAGCGGCAGCGATCGGGTATATGTGGTCTACGTGCCATCCGTCGCGCCCGGCGAATGTTTCCCAAGTCATGCCATCAGCGAACTGGCTTTCAAGGTGGCTAACAAAATGCTCGACAGTGCAGCCAAGCAACTGAAATGCCTGCCCTTTGCTTGTCACGGCCCTGCCTTCACGAACTGCCCGCAACGCCATGGCGATTCGCGAGCGAGTTCTTGCTACCAATCGAACGACAGGATTTGTGGCACGAGTTCTCCGGTCGTACTCGCGCTTGTATTGCCGAACTCGCTCGCGGTTCTTTTCCCGGTCGCGGCGTTTTTGGTCCGCACGTTTGTCAGGGTTTTTGGCGAGCCATTTCTTGTACCGTGCTCTTTCAGCAGCAAGCACTTTCTCCCTAAATGCCGGGTCTTTCTTGCATCGTTCTTTCTTTTTCTGCTTGCGGAGCTTTGAAATCTTTTTTGCCCTTTGGTCCACAAATGCAATCTGGCACTGCTGGCATCGAATGACGACTCCAGCCTTAAAAAACTCAACGCCGCAGTCAGCACAGGGCCAACGCACGCGGGTGTCCTGCGATCTCAATGAGCACTCAGGACACCGTATCCTTCTCGGCCACTGGGATGTGGCTTGTTTGTTGCACTCTCGGCAGACGTATGCGTAATTGCCTGAATCCATTTTGGCTTTTCCTTTTCAGTCGAGGTTCAACGGCGGCAGGTAGTCCAACGCCGTCTTTGGGGCCGTGATCCGAGGGTCTAGGTAGTGAGCCCGCGTCATCTCCGGGCTGGCGTGCCCAAGGTGTTCCGTTGCATCCCCGCCACCGAGGGCGACGTATGAGGCGGAAGACTTCCGCATCCGATGGAAGCCCGTGCCGCGAACCCCCGCCCGCTTGCAGAGCAGGGCGAGGCTCGGCCACAGCGAGTGGTAGTGTCGATCCCAACGCCAGACGAGGGATTCGGGCTTCCCCTGCCGGGCACGCAGCATCTTGGCGAGATCAGGCGTGATGGCACGCTGAATGTCAGCCGATCGCCCCTTGCGGGTCTCGGCCCGGAAGAGGATCGTCTGCCCGTCTAGATCGACATCCTGCCAGCGGACTTCCAGAAGGGCACCGATCCGCTCCCCGGAGCACCACGCCGCGTACAGCAGCGTCGACCACCACCAGGCACTCGGCTTCCCGTCAATCGTGCCGATCCGCGTCTTCGCCAGCCGGATCAGCCGGGCGACCTCGTCGGCGGTATATGCCTGCGGGGCGTGCCTGATTTTCCTAGAGCGTGGCAGCGACAGGAACTCTACGTCAGTGCCGTCGCTGCGCTTCAGACGCTTCTTTGCTGCCCAATTGGCGAGGGCGGTGAGTTGGCTCTTGTCTTTCGCCACAGAGGCGGCAGAGGGCTTCCCACGGCGTCTGGGCGTGTTTGCTCGCCACCTCAGGAACCCAGCCACCACAAGATCGTCGATATCGTCAAGCGTCGGCTCGTGGCCGAGGTGCTCGGCAAACCGATCGAGCGTATGCCCGTAGAGCGTCACGGTGCGATCGGTCAGGTTCTGCAAGATTGCGTACTTCGCAAGAATCTCTCTCAGCGTCATGGTCCCGTCTCCTGTTGCTAGGGGCAGGATATCAATCGCTGTACAGGTGTACAAGAGGGGGAATCCCGCCCTCTCCGCTAAACATCTGCCCGGTTCCTCGACTGTAAGGGGGCCGGGCAGCGGCGGGCAAGCAATCGGCCAGAAGCGGTGAGGACTAGAAATCTGGTCAGCAAAGGAGGCGGCGATTTGATTCGGCTTGCTACGTCGGTAGAATCGCTGGAATGATCGTGGCACTCAAAGAACCGAAACGAACGCTCTGCACATGCCGTGAGGCGGCGAAGATCCTCGACTGCACGATGGGCAGGGTGCGGCAGCTTTGCCGGAAGCCGAAGACGGGCGACCCGGTGCTCTGGTCTGCCAAATTCAATGATCGCGCCCTGGTGCTGGACCTCGACGAGGTGAAGCGGCTCGCCAAGGCCCGCCAGAAGGCCCGAGACGCTGGCATCCTGCCGGGAGCCAGGCCGGGCGGGTTTGAGCCGGATAGATGATTTCCCGGCAAAAACGCCCCAGAAAAAAATCTTCTCAAGCCCCTTGACCTAATCTACCGATGTCGGTATAATACTGGCAGACGCGGACGAGTGAGCCGCGAGACACTTGCGAGGAGACGAGCGATGACGAAGGCAGAAGAGGTTGATCGGACAGACCTTTCGACCGCGAGCGATACAGAGCTGCGGTCGCTGAAGAACCTTGCCGACTTCGAGCGGCGGGGAGTCGTGATTGGAGACCGCGTCTTTGAGATGTTGCTGCCAAAGGTCGAGCAGGAGATTGCCCGGCGGCTGGCATGCTAACCGCCAAACGCCCGGCGGCACTGGTGCCGCCGGGCTGACGGACACAATCCCAAAGGGCTTAGGAAATGAGCAACACGATCCGCATTCCGGCAAGATTCATCGATGACCACCACGACCGTGGCCTTCCAACTCCAAGTGACTCCAGCGACAGCCATCGATACGCCTTGATCCGATGTGATGACCCAGCCTTGGCCGAGTTGCTCAATGACGCAGAGCACTACGCCATCATGACTGAGCGGCGAGGTCGATATGACTGCATGCCTCGCGGGATCGTGGCATCTGCCGCAGCGACGGTGCGAGCGATTCGCAACGTCATTGGATGGGATGACGCCTCCCCGGCAATCAGGGAACTACGCAAATAGACCGCACACGGTGGGGCCACCCGGCCAGCCGACCAGGTGCAAAACGGGTGGCAACCGCACAACGAAAGGACTCACGATGATCCGCGACATCCTCCGAGCCGCTCTGTTCGTCGCCTGCATGACCATCGGTGCCGCGTTGCTGATCGAGACACGCTACCAGATGGCGGCGATCGACGTGGCTCACCGGCAGGCCCTCGCCCCGCAGATGGTGGCCCAGCAAATGCCGCAGCCGATCGAGCAGCCAGGACGGCTTCGCCAGTTTGGGCGATCCGCTCTGAACCTTGCGGATGCCACCTTGGGTATTTTCCGTTGACACGATCTACCGACATGGCTACCGTACTGCCGACGAGAGCAACGAAACACCCCGCACCGTTGGTCACTCTAGTGAACACGATTTCTAGTCCCCCCATTTTGTTGATGGACCCCCTTGCAAACAGACTGAACGGTTTTACACTTCGGACCCCACCTGAACGAAAGGACACGCAGATGACTCAGACGAATCTCTTCCAACCCGGTGACGCCGAGGCTTCCGCCGCGATCGCGGCACTGACTGACACGAACCCCGGTCGCGGAGTGCTGATCGACGGCAAGCTCTGCAACGTGTGGGCCGTGAACGACATCGTGCTTTTCCGCACGCCTGACGGCGAGACGAGGAAGGGCATCGTGGTTGAGGTGCTGGTCGACGCGGGGAACGACTCGGAATACCACATCGCGGCGCACGTCCCCGGCAAGGGCAGGCAGCACTACGCGGTTGCGAACAAAGACGTACAGATTTTTTGAGCAAACAGGAGCGGCGGTGGAACCGCTGCGAGCCAAGGAAGGGTTGCCCGGCGAGGCAGGACGCGGAGCCGGGTTTTCATCAACAGCAACGAAAGGGACTCGACATGAGCACAGAGATCAGCACCCAGCGGGGAGGTTTGGCCCTGCAAAGTTTCGATGACTGCTTTCGGTTCTCGAAGATCGTCGCGAATACGGAGTTCGCGCCGAAGGATTTTCGCGGCAAACCTGAGGCGTGCATGTTGGCGATCCAACACGGCAGCGAGATCGGGCTTTCGCCGATGCAGGCTCTCCAGAGCATCGCGGTCGTGAACGGCAGGCCAAGCGTCTACGGCGACACGGCCCTGGCGGTTGTGATGGGCAGCCCGGTCTGCGAGTTCGTCCGCGAGCGGATCGAGGGCGACGGCGATCAGATGGTGGCGATCTGCGAAGCGAAGCGGAAAGGCTATGAGCGGGCGAACGTCGTGACGTTCAGCGTTGCGGATGCGAAGAAGGCTGGGCTGTGGGGCAAGAGCGGCCCTTGGCAATCCTATTCCCGCCGCATGCTTCAGATGCGGGCACGCGGCTTCTGCTTGCGTGACACGTTCCCTGACGTGCTGCGTGGTCTTGTGACGGTCGAGGAAGCCCAGGACTACGCCATGCCGCCCGACGCGCCGCCGGTCACGGTGACGCAGCCTGAGCCGACGCCTGAGCCGCAGCCGGTGAAGGTGGCGACCGACGCCGACATGCAGAAGGCGAAGCGGGCCATCAACGGGACGAAAGACCTCGGCAAGTTGGGCGACTTTCTTGCCACGGTCAACGAGCGATACGAGAGCGGCTACTACAGCGACGATCAGGCGAACGAGCTTCGCAACTTGATCGACGTGGCGATGGCGGTTCTGAATGAAAGCGAGGTGGCGGCATGACCCGCTATAGCAGCAAGAGCGCAAGGCGGCTGCCCCCGCCTGCACCGCAGACAGCAGACGATACCTTCCGCTGCACCGATGACATCGTCGCCGAGCTGCGGCGGCTGCATCGTCCGCAGATGGCGGCGTGGGTGGCACGGCAGGGTCACGAAAACGCTGCAAGCTGGCGCAAGGTCCGCGATTTGATGAAAGAGATCCACGAACTGCGCGAGCGGCTCGGGCTCCACAAGCGAGAGAAGGTCCACGACCCACGACCACCAGCGGAGGCAAGCGACTAGCGATTTCGCCCGGCACGCGATTGCCGCAGTGGCCCGCATAGCCACATTCACCGCCCTGGCCGCGTGGCGTTGTAACGAGCCGTTGCGATACGCGGGACATCTCCCCTGCCGAGGCGCAACCGTCCGCCGCACGTTACGCGGCCAATACACGGAAGGAAAGACGATGGCACGAAAGAAGCCCCACACATTCGCCACGCTCGCGAAACACTACCTAGCGGCACGTTCAGTCTCGCCTGTCTACGCAGACAACGTGCGGCGTGTCGCGGGCCGCATCGGTGACGTGACCAAGGAGCGGCTGAACAAGTACCTACTCACACGGATCGAGCAGGTGAGCGGCATCACGGTGCGATCGGAGCGGACGATCTGTCTGTCGATCTGGCGATTCGCGTATGACGCCGGGATCATCGACGTTGCCCCTCGCGGCATCCTGCGGATGAAGGCTCACCGCAAGCCTACGAAGGCGTGGACGATCGCCCAACTGAAGACGCTGCTCGATGCCGCCGCAGAGCGAAACGGCAAGACGCTGCGATCTGGTGCCGACCTCGGGCTGTTCCTCCGGTGCTGGATTCTCGTCTGCTACGAGACCGGAAGCCGGTTCGGCGATTGCATGGCGTTCACCCGCGACCACCTGCAAGACGATGCCCTCGCGTGGACGCAGAGCAAGACCGGCGATCCGCTCACGCGACCGCTGACGCCAGCCTGCCTAGACGCGATCGACAAGATGCTGGCGGCGTCACCGGACGGGAGGATTCTCGGCTGGGTGTGTGGTCGGCGAATGGCGATGCGTCACATGCGAAAGCTGATTGACTCAGTGGGCATCGGCGGCAGCAGCAAGTTCCTACGCCGCAGTGGAGCTACGCATGTCGAGATGGAACAGGCAGGAGCCGGGCGGCTGCACCTGGGCCACCGCTCGCCGCAGTTGTTTGAGCAGGCTTACTGCGATTGGTCGCAGCTGCGAACGAAGACACCGAAGACGCCGGCATTGGTTTGATCTACACGGAGGCTCAAGGATGAGCAGCAGCACTACCGTAACGCTGACGTGGCACGAGGCTGCAATGGCAAGCCACGTCGGATGGATGCGTCAACTCGCAGCCATCAAGGCTGGAAAGCACGACTGTCATGGCTATGACGGCGAAGGGTGGAGCGAGCATATCGAGGGCGCATGCGGAGAGATGGCGGTAGCAAAGCTCCTCGGCTTGTTTTGGGATGGCAGCGTGAACACATGGAAGGCGAACGATCTTCCCGGCCTACAGATCCGTACTCGCAGCCGACACGACTACGACCTGATCGTCAGGCCGGGCGACTCCGAAGATGCGACGTGGGTTCTCGTCACTGGCCGATGCCCTGAGTACCGCGTGCATGGCTGGATCGTTGGACGTGACGCGAGGCGAGCCGAGTGGCTGCGAACTTATGGCGGCAGGCCAGCGGCGTTTTTCGTGCCCGCGTCTGAACTCAGGCCCGTTGGCGATTTGCAGCAGGCAGGAGCTTTTTGAACGAACACGCCGCGACAGCCTCGCTCGGGGCGGCGGCACGGTTGGTGAAAGGAAGAGAAAGAAAAGGGTTCAAGCATGGCAGTTATCAGCTTGGTCAGGAAATCACATGGACGGTCCCCAAGCGGTGGGTCCGACCTGCGCGTGTATGCCACTTCGGAGAAGAACAAAACTGGAGAGCCGATCCGCTACAGCGTCGGCCTGCGAGTGAGCGAGTCTTGCATGAAGAGGCTGCGATGGATTATCGGCGATCACGTCGCTGCCGATTTCGACAATGAGGCGATGACGTGGACTCTTCGCCGTGTATCAGACCAGCAAGGCAACTGCCTGAGCGGACAAGGCAAGAACGGCGGATCTGGCACCGTCCGGTTTGCTGTAGACGAATCTGAGTTGCAAACGCTCGGACTAAGTCTCGGCCAAGGATACGACGGCTCTCTGAAGTCAGAAGATCAGGGGGCCGCCGTATTCGCGATTGAATAACCGCAGCCGCCCCCGTGATAGGCACGACGCCGCTTCGACGCGGCGGGGCGGAATGGAAAGGAAAAGGTTTGGAGGTTGGCATGAGTCGAGAACGTGGCTTTGCTTTTGAGCGAGAGTTTGTCGACATGGCTCGTGCCAATGGATACGCGGCGCGTCGCATTTATGGTCACAAGCCGCACGATGCTGTTGTTGGAACTAAGAGGGTTCAGTGCAAAGACAAACTGTTTCACGAGCATGGTCGTGTGCGAATAGCTAGAGGGCAACACAAGTACAAGCAGGGCTCGTGGGACGTTCTTGCTCTGAGGTTTCAGGGAGTTCTTTACCTGATTCCAGAGCGACTGCTGCGATCGGGCGGCGGAACCATGCTGACCGTTATTAAGCCAGGGTCATTTCGGCGATGGATTGACGCATGGCACGTTTTTGACGGCGAACCCGCATTGGTCGATCAACCAACTCTTTTTGAATACGAGACATAGAGCCGCGACAGACCGCTCGTGGCGGCTGGGCTGAATGGAAACAAGGAGGTTTTGACTATGAGTAGTGAACAGGTTGCCCCGTGGCTTGCGGAGATTGGCAGGCGAGCCCAGGTCAGGCAGACGGGCAGGCCAGTGCCGCCGATTACGCAAGGGCTCAAGGTCGCCAAAGAACTTGACGAACGGTCGGCGGCGAAGCTGGAAGATGATTTCCGCGATGCCATTCGTTCGTCGGAACCAGAAGACGAGTACGACCTGAACAGCAGGGTTCTGGATGCCGTCACTTGCAACCGGCTTTCCAGCAAGCAAGGCGTGCGACTCCTTCGGATGCTGTTTGGAAGAAACGACGGCACACCTGGCTTCCAGCGGGTTGACGCCCACGGTGACATGCACGACGTGAATCGCTGGGGAGCCGCCTGATGCCACGAAAGAAGCTCTGCCGCCTCGATGATGAACGGGTTGACATGTTCCTCCCGTTGTTCTGCCGCGACTTCCTTATGAGCACGATCGGGTGGACGGCTGCCCAGCGGGGGCACTACCTGACGCTCCTTATGGTGCAGTGGGACGGGGGCGGATTGCCTCCCGATCTGGAACATTTGGAGCGCATTTCGGGAGGCGTTTCGGAACACTGGGAACTACTGGAAAACAAGTTTCCAGTAGGCACCGATGGTCAACGAAGGAACATGCGGCTAGAGGAACACCGAAAGGCTGCCGTCGAAATCCGCCAAAAACGCCGAGAAAACGGCAAAAAAGGAGGGAAACCTAATGGGGTACCAAATGGGGTACCAAATGGGTACCCATCCGGTACCCAAATGGGTGCCCATCCGGGGGTGCATCCAGAACCAGAACCAGAACCAGAACCACAGTCTCTCTCTAAAGAGAGAGACACGGGGAGTCCCGTCTTTCGGTCTTCGGATGGCGATCCATCGGCTAGGCAGGCAGGACACGCTGTGACCGCTTGGGAGTCTCTGCTGTCCGCCTGGAACGCTGCGGCTGGCAGGTGCAAGCACATTGCCCGGTTCGACTCGCTTCACCCTCCACGGGCCTTCCACGATCGCTACGACGAACTGGCGTGGCAGGAGGATTGGCGGCGTGGCGTTGAACGGCTTGAGCGTTGCCGATGGTTCACAACCCCGGTCTCGCTGACGTTCTTTCTCAAGGAAGACACGCTCGCTTCAATCCTAGCCGGGCAGTACGACCCCAAAAAGCCGACGCGACCCGGCGATCAGGCGAGTGCTGGGCCAGTTGTCTCGACACGCATGTGGCGAGATGACGCCTGCCAAAACATGACAGACGAGCAATATGCCGCATGGAGGCGAACGCAAAAGGGCAGTCCAGTTGCGTCTACTGCGAACATCACGGAGGAGGATCTATGACCGAGATCGAGACCATCGAAAAGCCCAGCCCTAGCGAGCCCACCGACCGGCAGCGAGCCGTGTACGAATGGGTTGTCGACTACTGCGAGGCCCACGGGTACAGCCCCAGCATCCGCGAACTCATGGCGGCGTTCGGCTTCAAGAGCCCTAACGGTGCGATGGCTCATCTGCACCCGCTGCGGAAGAAGGGCTGGCTGACCTGGAACGATCGGCACTCGCGCACCATCCGCCCGATCGGAGGCGTGAAATGAGCGACAAGCCCTACGATCTCCCCCCTGCCCTGACGGTCGCCGACATGTGTGCCATGCAGGCATGGGAAAACGACGTTGACGATGAATCCCGGCTACGCCTGGAGATGGCAGCCGACACGATCCGTGCGTTGCATCGCCGGCTGATCGAGAACGCTCGGACGCTTGAGAATACCGAGGCTGACGCCACGGTGATGGCGCGATACATCCGCTCGCTCGCCGGGCAGAAAGGCGGGGCGGCATGACCACGCAACGCATCATTGCGGGCGACTGCATCGAAGGGCTGCGGACGCTGCCCGACGCGAGCGTCCACTGCTGCGTGACATCGCCGCCGTACTGGGGGCTGCGTGACTACGGCCACGACGGGCAGATCGGCTTGGAAGCCACGCCGGAAGCCTACGTCGCCCGCATGGTGGAGGTGTTCCGCGAGGTGCGGCGGGTGTTGCGGGATGATGGGACGCTGTGGCTGAATCTTGGGGACTCCTATGCCGCCGCGCGGGGCGGCACGTCCATGCCAGCGGAAACGCTGGCGGGCGGTGTTTCAGGTCGTGGCGATACAGTCGCCAAACGTGGGCGTGAATCCGGGTATACGCCGCACCGTGACCCGGCTGCGCACGGCCTGAAACACAAGGATTTGGTCGGAATCCCGTGGCGTGTCGCCTTCGCGTTGCAGGCTGACGGCTGGTGGCTGCGGCAGGACATCATCTGGCACAAGCCGAACCCGATGCCTGAGAGCGTGCGGGATCGCTGCACGAAGGCGCACGAGTACGTTTTCCTGCTCACCAAGAGCGAGCGGTATTTCTATGACGCGGAGGCGGTGAGCGAGCCAGTAGCGATGACTAGCGTGGCTCGCGTTTCTCAAGCAACGTGGGATCAACAGCCCGGCAGTGACCGCGTGCCCGGAAAAACAAACGGGCCAATGAAAGCAGTGCTCAAGCGAAGCGGCAACAAAGCACGCAAGCCTGCGACGGATAGGGATTGCCCGCGAGATGGCGTGTGCGGAAGTGTGCCGTGGGAAGGAACGACCCGCAACCGTCGCTCCGTCTGGACGATCACGACGAAGCCCTACAGCGGCGCTCACTTTGCGGTGATGCCGTCGGGACTGGTTGAGCCGTGCATCAAAGCGGGATGTCCGGAAGGCGGCACTGTTCTCGACCCGTTCGCAGGCAGCGGCACGACGCTGGCCGTGGCGGCAGAGTTGGGCCGCAACGCTATCGGGTGCGAACTGAACCCGGAATACATCGCCCTTGCCGAGCGGCGTATCAAGGACGCACGGGCAAGCGTGGCACTGTTTGAAGGAGCAGTCGCATGACGATCGAACAATTCACGCTTGTCAGCGTGGGAGTGTTGGTGAACGGACTTACTTTTGCCCTCGGCCTAGCCGTTGGCGCATCTCTACGAAAGGAATCGAAGAATGGGAACGAAAACGAAGCGGGCCGCTGGCATCGCGTTGAACGCAGCGGATCTCAAGGCGGCACTGGCAACGGTGCGTGACGCGGTTCAGGAGCGGTCTCCGAAGCCGATCCTGCGGAACGTGCTCATCAGCGGCGGGCAGATGACCGCGACCGACCTGGAGTTGCAGGTGACTACGGCGATTGACTTCGACGGCCCGGCGTTGCTCTTGCCTCACGGGCGGACGGCGTCGATCCTCCACGAGTGCCGTGATGACGAGGTGACGATTGCACCGGGCGATACGTCGTGCGTGATCTCGTGCGGGCGTGGCTCGTGGACGCTGCCCACCGAAGACGCCGCCGAGTTTCCGCAGATGAGTGCGGAGGGGGCGACGAATCGGATCAAGCTCCCGGCGGACCAGTTCGCACGGGCGATCCGCTCGGTGGTCTACGCCTGCGATCGCGAGAGCAGCCGCTACGCCCTCGGTGGCGTGATGATCGAGGTGAAGGGTGAGACCGTAAGTTTCGTTGCGACCGATGGGCGGCGGCTGACGCTGACTCGGATCGATCACGACCTGGCTGTCGACGATTCGGAAACGCTCGTGCCGCAGCGGGTGGCGAAGCTGCTGGCCCGGATCGCGGAGCAGGCGGGTGGCGAGGAACTCGTCGAGATCGACGCCAGTGGCAACACGGTCGTCTGCACGATCGGCACTACCATCGTGACGGCTCGGCTCGTGGAAGGGCGTTTCCCGAAGTGGCGTGATGTGTTCCCGAAGCGTGACGTGAAGGCAACGGTGGTTGATCGTGAGTTACTAGCGGCTGCGACTAGAGCAGCGGCGATTACTACCAGCGAGGCGAGCAAGGGCGTTGACTACTCGATCGTCGAGAACGGCATTCACCTGCACTCGCAGAGCAGCGAGGCGGGCGAGAGCAGCGTGACGTGCGAGATCGTCGAGCCGGGCGAGACAGTGACGGTGAAGCTTGACCCTCGGTTCGTCACGGATTTCCTTGCTGGACTGCCAGCGGATAGTGAGCCGAACGTCGAGATCGAGGCGGTAACGCCGGGCGACGCCGTGCAACTCCGCAACGGCGACGTATTCGGAATCATCATGCCGCTGGCGAACGACTGACAGTCGAGGCACGAGGGGGCTGGCGGCGATGGATGCCGCCGCCCCCGGCTGCCGCAACACGAGGAACACAATGGATCTGGAGCGACTGAAAGCGATGTGGGCGGAAGGGCTGCCGCCTGCCGTGATTGCCGATCAGCTTGGCGTGACGCCTGGTGGTTTGTGGAAGGCACGGAGGAAGCTCGGTCTGCCGCCACGCCGGAGAGAGGCGTGGAACGCAGGGCAGGAATCTCCTGTCGATGTGCCGCTCCTGTTTCGCCTGTGGCACATGGGCACCCGGGAAATGCCGATTGGCGAGATTGCGAAGCGGCTGGGAGTCAGCGAGTCGACGGTCTACAAGCACGCAGAGCGTCACAAACTGCCACGCCGTGAGCGCGTCTACGATCAGAATGAGTATGTGCCGACACTCGAAGAGATCGCGGAGAAGACTCGCGAGATTCGCGAGCGTCACCTCCGGGCGTTGCGTGAAGAGCCGGAAGACGTGACACGATCGCGACTGTGCAAACAGGAGGAACGATGGCACCAAGCCTCATCGCAATCACAGGCGTGATCTACCTCTACGTCGCGTGCGACCTCGCGTATCACGGGAAGGCTGCACTGGCGATCGCATACGCAGGGTATGCCTTTGCGAACATCGGCCTGTACTACGCTGCCCGCTGACTGCAAGCACGCTTGATACGCCTGCCATGCTCAGGGCATGAGGTGGGCCGCGTTACTCGCCGGGCTCAGTTGCGTTGCCGCTGTCGCTGGCACGATTGATGACGCCGTTCCCGATGCCCGGTATGTCGAGTATGGTCGGGCGTTCTCGAAATACACGGCGAAGTTTCGCGGCACTGCGGAAGACGGTCGGACGCATGTAGCGAGCGCCGTGCTCGTGGCTCCACGGTGGGCGATTACGGCGGCGCATGTCGCCGCCGGCTGCACGGGCGTGACGCTGACTTACAGCGGCGACCGCGTCGGCGAGATCGAGCGGGTGATCGTCCATCCCGAGTGGGCCGATGAAGGGCTCGGACGGCACGACATCGCACTTCTGGAGGCGGCTGCCGACTTCGGGCTGGAGTTCTACCCGCCTCTTTCCGAGGGCGGCGAGGTTGGCAAAGTCGCCAGCGTGGTCGGCTACGGGGCGACCGGCCCCATGAGCTACGGGCACACCAAGGTCGACGGCATGCTCAGGGCTGGAACGCAGCGAGTCGACAGGATTGAGAGAAACTGCCTCGTGTGTAACCTCACGCTTCGCGGTTCGTCGATGGAAATCGGCATCGCCCCCGGCGACTCCGGTGGCCCGCTGTTCGTTGATGGCAAGCTGGCGGGCATCAACAGCTACACGGCATCGCCACGCTCCTACACGCGAAGCCAGTACGGCGAGGAGAGCGGGCATACGCGGGTGGCGGTGTACCGCGAGTGGATCGCGAGAGTCGCCGGCTTGACACCGCCGCCATCCTCGCCGGAATGAAATCGATCACGTTCTCAGTGCCGGGCGATCCCGTGCCGCAGCCACGGGCACGCATCACCGTTCGTGGCAAGCACGGGCACGCCTACACGCCAAGCACTCACGCTATCCACGGCTACCGTGCCAGCATCGCAGCGGCAGCGAAAGCCGCAGGAGCCGAGCCGACAGACGCCGCTCCAATCACTCTGATCGTCGATCTTGTTTTCGCCCGCCCGAAGAGCCACTACCGCAAGAGCGGCCTGAAGGAAGACGCCCCGAAGCTGCCGAGACCCGACTGCTCGAACTGCCTCAAGGGGATCGAGGACGCACTGAACGGCATCGCATGGGCTGACGATTCGCAGGTCGGTCGAGTGGTAGTCGAGAAGTCCTACGGCACGGAACCACGCACCACAGTGAGGATCACATGACATGGGTTGAGTACCTCGCAAGCATCGACGCATCGCATCCTATGACCACGGCACCCAAACACATCGCCGAACTTTGCGAGATCGTCGCGGGCAAGGATTGGCGGATCTTGGAACTCGGCACTCACGCCGGGCTTTCGACTGCCGCCCTGGCGATAGCGTCCCCGGAGTCGACGATCGTGAGCGTCGATCTGTGCGACACGATCCCGCAGGAAACCCGCGAGGAATACTGGCGGCTCCTCGGCATCGAGAACATCCAGCCCGTGCAGGATGACGCCGCGCGGTTCTTGTGGGAGTCGAGCCAGCACCTAGAGGCGTGGGATCTCATCTTTCACGACGCCGTGCATGGCGAGCCGGCGTTGAATGAGTACCTCACTGCGGCGGGCATGTGCGACATCCTCGCCATTCACGACTTTGAGCAGCTAGGTAGCACATCGCGCCGGGAGGTGCGGTCGCGGTTTTACTTCTACAGCGAGTCAGCAGACGACCGGGGGCGAACGTTGTTCGTCGGCTACCATGGCTGACCTCATCCTGACCGGCTGGAGCGGGCGAGACTTCGCCCGGATCGCAGGCTACACGGTGCCGCTCGTCACGCAGTATGCGGAGCGACATAGTCGCGAGTGGCGTGTGTGCGATCTGCGAGGAAGCCGCCCGCCATCGTGGATGAAGCTGCGGCACATCGTCGCCGCTCTGGCAGCCTATGAGCGGGTGTGTTGGATCGACGCCGACGTGGTGATCCGCGAGCACGACGCGAATATCTTTGACGAGATGCCCGAATACGCATGGCAGGGGCTCGTGGAGCATGAGACCGAGAGCGGCACGGTGCCGAACTGCGGCGTGTGGATCGTGACCAGAGCGATGGAGACGATTCTGGAGCAGGCGTGGAGGATAGAGCGTTTCGTCAATCATCCGTGGTGGGAGCAGGCGGCGATTCTCACGCAGATGGGCTACGCGGTGACGGACGCTCCTCACGCCGAACTTGACACGCCGACCAGATTGCACGCTCACACGGCGTTCTTACACCCAGCGTGGAATCATCACCCGCACGATGCCCGGCGAGTTGACGCGCCAAGGTTTGTGCATGTGACGCAATACCATGACCGACTCTCCGCAGTCCGCGCGTACGCGAACCAAGTCCGTACCTAGCCACCTGCTCATGCCGCTGGAACCGTTCGCCGACTCCTGGCGGACGAAGGCGTTAGAGGGGCAGGCCCGGATGGCGTTTGCGAACGTCGCCATCGTCGGGCTCGCCCGCAACTGTGCTGGGCCGCTACGGCAGAACCTCCAGCGGGCTCATGCAATCGGCACAGGCTGCCGATCTTGGCGGTTGCACATCGAGACAAACGACAACACGGATGACACCGTGGCGGTGCTTGAGGACTTTTGCTCGCGGCATCCGCAAGCGAGCTACCGCGACCAGACGCTGAACCGGCAGCAGTTCTCCGCAGAGTTCGCGGGGCCGCGAACGATTGCCCTGGCGGAGTACCGAACGGCGTGCCAGCAGTGGGTGCGAGATCACGCTGCCGATGCCGACTACGTGATCGTGATCGACTTCGACGCATGGGGTGGCTGGTCGCTTGACGGCGTGCGAAACGGATTTGGCTGGCTCGTGGAGTTGCCCGGTGCCTACGGCATGGCGAGCGTGAGTCTGATGGAGCATCCGGCGGCAGTGACCGATGAATCGGGCGTTACAAGGGTTATGCCCTCATGGATGCACTATGATTCCTGGGCGATGAGGGGCGTCGGGCAGGCCCGCAACTACTGGGATGACTACACGGCTGGCTTCGGCGGGTGGAAGTTTCAGTGGTTGCCGCCGGTCGGCTCGCCACCTGTTCTCGTGTCGAGTGCCTTCGGTGGCATGGCGATCTATCGCACCGAAGCGTACCTCGCTGGGACTTATGACGGTGCCACGGATTGCGAACACGCGCCTTACCACGAGTCGATCGCTTACGCGACCGGCCAGCATCTCTACCTGAACCCGTCGATGCGGACGGTCATGAGGTGGTGCGATGGCGGGTAACACGGCACGCATTGACATCGTGCAGTTCCGCAAGGATTGGGGATCTCACATTCCGATCTCCGCTCTCTGTGTTCGATACACGGTCACGAAGGATCAAGTCGTTCGTCTGCGTAACGTCTGGCATCTGCCACTGCGGCTCGATCGCAGCCTGCGATTCAAGCCACCACGCCCGAAGCCGCCGACGCCAGACGAGATCGCGGCATCGGAATCGAGCCTGAACTTCGCCCCCGCGATAGCCGCCGCTGTCACCTGCGTGCAAGTGACGTGGGATGCCCGCACCCGCGAAGAGCGGCAGGTCACTAAGCCGACCGCGTTCAGCCTCCGGCGGATCGAGTTGAGCGAAGAACTGCGTGACGAGATCGACGACGAGGCGTGGTGATGGTCGACCAAGTGCATCGCCGTATCGTTGTCGAGTACGGCTTGGAATACGTCTACCTTCGACACGAATACGCAGACGGGAAGATCGTTTCTGGCACTGAGGAAGTCTGGCGTCAGCCGTACCGTCTAGAGCGTGCCGAGGCCGCCGAAGAAGCGACGGAGTGTTACCAGTTCCTGTTCCAGTGGATGCAGGACACCGTGCTAAACGTGGGCGGGAAACTGCAAGGTGATGAGGACGACGGGGCAGACTGAGGGCAGGAGGACACGCCCATGTCGTTTGAGATGACGCCCGCCGAAGCCCAGCAATACGGCGATTCGCTGACTTGGTTTCAGAAGCTCGCCCTGATCCAAGCTTACGCCCCGCTGATCGGCTACCTGCAAAAGTTCGCAACCGAGGGCGACCCGTTCAAGCGTGGCCTCGTGATCGCGGACGCCTGCGAATGGCTCGCGAGCAAGACGAACAACCGGGTCGATGACGAAGCCGTTCGGCACATCGCGGCGGTCTTGAAGACCTCTGAGGGCGAGCAGCTGGTTCGCTGGGTCCTGATGCAGATCGAGGCTGCCCGATGACCAATGACGACATCATTCGCTCCGTTGCCGCATTGGCGGCAGTGGCTCTCATCGCTGCTCCCGCGTCGGCCAGCATGGTGGCAACCATTCGCGGATGGCTCACGGCACGACCGCGACCGGCAGCCCCCGTCGCAGCCGACGAAACCGAAGCCCGCCGTCTAGCCGACATGCGGCTCGTGCTCGATCTCGCGGCAAGGCTCAAGTCGGACGGCGTGCCAGAAGGCGTAGCCCTCTGCCAGCAGTTGCTCGACGTGATGCTCTCCGGTTCCAAGGCGAAGAAATGAACACGCAACTGCGGATCATCGTGGCGATCGTCTGCGGCTACATCGCCGTGTTTGGCGTGCCGTCGATTCCGAGCGTTCCGCCTGCCCCTGTTCCCGTTGCCGTCGAGCCCCCTGCCCCGCACATGCAAGCCAGAGTCAAAGACGTTGCCGATGCCCTGGCGAACGCAAACATCGTCGACCGCATGGTATGGGCCGACACGTGGACGAAGGCGGCTCTGGTTGTGCAGGGCGATGCCACGGTGAACCCGCCATCGTTCACCGACACTAAGTCGCTGCGGGAGTTCAACAAGCTGGCCCTCGGCATCGCATGGCGTCGAATCGCGGGCAACCCGCCCGGCAAGTACGAAGGGCTCGCCGAAGCGACTGAGGCGGCTTTCAGGGCAACGCTCGGCATGGAGGTGCGACCTGTCACGCCGGATATGCGGCGAGACTACGCCGAACTCTGTAAGGCTCTCGCGTGGGCCGGGCTGAACCGGGAGTGACGCGATGCCGTGGGAACCGCAGAGCGAGTACCTCCGTGGGCTGGTCGGCGTCTACGCCGATCCCGAGGCGACTGATCGGCTCAATGCCCTGCTGACCGCTCAAGGGCAGTCGCCAGACGGCAGCGAGATTTGCCAGCGGTACGGGCTCTTCGGCTCCGGGGCTGGCAAGCTCTCAGCACCGTTCGCGGTGATCGAGCAAGTGTTTCCGGGTTCGCTCCCAGCATCGGCTCAGACTCGTGGGGATTGCGTGGCCCATTCGACACGCAATGCAGCTTTGGGCACCCTCGCCTGCGAGATTGCAGCCGGTCAGCCTGATGAGGTCACGAGCGAGATAGAAGGCGTGCCCGACGTGAGCGAGGCGGGACGCAAAGACGGCGTGCTGGCAACCGAGCCGATCTACTGGTGGCGTCGACACGGTGGCGATGGCTGGTCGTGCGATGCAGCCGCCGAAGTCGTGCTCAAGGAATCCGGCTTGTGGCTGCGGAAAGCCTACGGCGACATTGGCGACTTGACGCGATACAGCGGCTCGCTCGCGGGCAAGTGGGGACGAACGCCGCCGCCCGACAGCGTGAAGCAGATCGGGCAGGAGCACCTGATCCGCACGGCAACCCACGCTCGCACGTTCGAGGAAGTCCGCGACCTTATCCACAACGGGTACTGCATTTCGTCGTGTGGCATGGAGGGTTTTTCCAATAAGCGCGATGACAACGGTGTGAGCCAACGTCAAGGCAGCTGGGCTCACGCGATGGCGTACCTGGGCGTCGATGACCGCGATACCACGAAGGCACGCTACGGCGAGCCGTTGGTGATGGTCCAAAACTCATGGAATAGGTGGAACACAGGCGGACGCAAGGTGTTGAACTCCGTGCTGGAAATCCCCGAGGGTGGATTTTGGTCACGGTGGAGCGACCTGCAACGCCGCTACTGCGTGGCGTTCTCTGGCGTCATGGGCTGGCCCGCACAAACACTTCCCGATTGGGGGCTGGGCGATGTGCTCTAGGTTTTTGGTGATAGCGTGCGCGCTCGCCACCGGCTGCGCCCAGCCCCCTCTTCACACGGGCGATGCCGCCATCACTGCTGACCTCGCCTGCGAGACGGCACACATGCTGATCGGGCTGCGGAACGCAACGCCCCCGGCACCGGCTCCCGTCAGCGAGGTTTGTGAAAATTGCAACGGCACCGGCAAGGTCGGCGACGGTCGCGTATCTGTCACCTGCCCTGTTTGCAAGGGCAGCGGAAAGCCGATCAAGAGCGTGTTGGTGCCGAAGGACTGCCCCGATGGGAAGTGCCGCCCGTGAAGATGGACGAACTGCAAACGTGGGTCTGGCGAGAACTGCCGCTGCGGAAACGCATTGTCGGGCGGAAGGTCGTCGATGACCTCGTACAACTCACTATCGAGACGTGGCCCGCCGACCTGATGAACCACGCCGCAGACGGCGAGCAACGCGAGATCGTGGCGATGGAAGTTGAGCGGAGCGTGAGGCGTCTACATCAGGCGTGTACCACAATTGATACAGCGACCTACGGCGTGCTCTGGACGTTCGTCCTACAAGCCCTTGTATCACTGGTGGTACGTTTGATCCTCGAATGGTGGCTGGAGCGGCGCTCTAACCGGGCGCTGATGATCGTATGGAAATCGGAGCTAACGCGATGACCAAAGAGGCTGTCGAAGGCGGGCTGCATTACATCCTCAACAACTACGCTTTCCCGGTTGTGGTAGCAGTCGCCGCTGGCTGGATGCTCCGCAATGACGTGCTAATCCCACTCACCGAAGAGCATCGCGCCCTGATCCGCACAGTAAGCGAGACGCAACGCGAGATCGCCAAGAGCGTCGAGGAGCAGACGCGGCTCCTCTATGCGTTGATGCCAAAGGAGTCGAGAAAGACCCTAGACCAGCAAGGCGAGTAGATGCCGCAGAGAGTGCCAGCGTTCCGAGCGCCTCGCGTGAGGATGCACCGGGCGAAGCGAGAGGAGAACCGGCCCAACGCCTACCGGCGTGGCTACGTCGACTCCAAGCATTTCGCCTGGCGACAGGCTGTGCTACTGCGTGACAACTGGCAATGCCAGGACTGCGGGCGGATCTGCGGGAACAAACGCGAGGCCCACGCGGATCACATCTCGCCGATCGTCGCGGGCACCGATCACTGCGAGGATGGACGCAGCAGGTATGACGTTGAGGGCGGGCAATGCTTGTGCGTGCGTTGCCACTCACGCAAGACCGCGACCGAGCAGGAAAAAAAGTAGACACCCCATACCCCCCCATATTTGGGTATGCCAAAAATGGCGAACCACGGTTGTAACCACAAGATTTGCGCCCGCAGGTTTTGACTGGGGGGGTATCGTGCGGTTTTCCCGCAGAAAAACGGAACACGCAGAATGAACATCCGCAACCGCGTCAAAGCCCTTCGGACTGTCAAGGCGTCGGAGTTGTTTCCCAACCCGAAAAACTGGCGGACGCATCCCAAGGCACAGCAGGACGCACTCAAGGGAATCTTGGCTGAAGTCGGCTACGCCGATGCCTTGCTCGCCCGCGAGTTGCCAGATGGCTCGCTCATGCTGGTGGACGGTCACTTGCGTGCCGAGACCACGCCCGAGCAAGAGGTGCCGGTTCTCATCCTCGACATCAATGAGGCGGAAGCCGACAAGCTGCTCCTATCGCTCGACCCGCTCGCGGCGTTGGCCGAGACGAACGCCCAGGCTCTCGACGCCTTGCTCCGCGAGGTGGACACCGGAAGCGAAGGGCTCCAGCAGATGTACGCCGACATGGCCGAGGCGGCAGAGCTCTACCAAGACGGCGACAAAGACATCGTCGAGGACGAGGTGCCAGAGCCGCCCGTCGATCCGATCACGAAGCCGGGCGACCTGTGGCTACTTGGCGAACACCGCCTGTTGTGCGGCGATTCAACAAAGGCTGAAGACGTTGCGCGACTGATGGCTGGGGCGAAGGCGAACTGCATGGTCACCGATCCGCCTTACGGCATCGGTATTGCGTCCAATCCGGTCAGGCAAAAGCACGCGAAAGCCGATTGGGATGCAAAGCCGGTCGAGCCGAGAGCGTTCGTTGAATCTGTTTCACAGTCGATCGTGTGGGGTGGCAACTACTTCGATCTGCCGCCCGCGAAAGGTTTTTTCGTGTGGGACAAGAAACAGCCAGAAGACTTGACTCTGGCGATGTGCGAGATGGCATGGACTAACGTCGACACCCCAGCAAAAATGTTTCGCCTATCTGTCACGTCCTACGACAAGGAGCACCCGACACAAAAGCCCGTCGGTCTCATTGCGTGGTGTCTTTCTTACGCAGGCGGCGACGTGTTCGACCCCTTCCTCGGCTCTGGCACCACGCTCATCGCCGCCGAGCAACTGGGCCGCAAGTGCTACGGCATGGAGATCAGCCCGCAGTATTGCGACGTGATCGTAAAGCGGTGGGAGACGCTGACCGGCAAGAAGGCAACACTGGAGGATTCCGATGGGCAAGCGAGGGCCACGCAAAGAGCCGACGATCATCAAGATCGCCAAGGGCAACCCCGGCAAAAGGCCGCTGAACAAAAGCGAACCAAAGCCGCCAAGCGATGACATCACGCCGCCCGAGTGGGTGACGGGCGTGGCCCGCGAGAAGTGGGATAACGTCGTGCCGAAACTCATCGGCATGGGCGTGATGACGAACGCCGACGTAGACACGATTGCCCGCTACTGCACGATGCACGAGCAGTTCGTGAAGTACCTCGACCAGTGCCGTCGCGGGCTTGACGTGCTCGTGATCCGTGACGATGTCGGTAAGGTGAAGTACATGCAGTCAACGCCTGCCGCGACGATGCTGTCGAAGTTGGCCGCGTCGATGCTGCGGATCGAGCAAGAGTTCGGGCTGACTCCATCGGCCAGGAGCGGATTGAGTGGCACGCAAGGCCAGCAACAAGAGAGCGTCATTGAAAAGTTCCGACGCCTCAAGGCTGCCTCCGAAACGGCGGGCTGAGGAAGTTGACGGCTACCACTGGGACGAGAACAGATCCCAGCTAGTCATCAACTTCCTAGAGTCTGTCTGCGTCCACACCAAAGACTCGCCGACTGCGAAGGCTGGCGAGCCGATGCGGCTTCTGGAGTGGCACAAGCACGATGTGATCGAGCCGCTCTACGGGTGGCGAACCGAAGAAGGGCTGCGGCGGTATCGGCTCGCGTATCTAGAAGTGCCTAAGAAAAATGCGAAGTCCACGATTCTCTCGTGCCTCTCGATCTGGCACCTGCTCATGGAGGGCGAAGGCGAACTTGGGTGCATCGCGGCGAAGGATCGCAACCAGGCGGCGATCATCTTTGACGAGACTGCCGCGATGGTGAAGCGGTCGCCGGAACTGGCGGCATCGCTGGAGGTGGTGGATTCCCGCAAGACGATCGTTTGTGCTGCCACCGGGTCGAGTATGCGTGTGATCTCGCGTGACGCCGGGGCGGCTGAAGGCCCGTCCTACTCGTTTGTGTTCTGTGACGAGTTGCACGCATGGCCCGATCGTCGGCTCTTTGAGGCGTTGCGGTACTCAGGCCGATCTCGCCGGGAGCCGCTGCTGGCGACGATCACGACGGCGGGCAGTTCGCGTGACACGATCTGCTGGGAGCAGCACGAGTACGCAGAGCAGGTGATGGCCGACCCGAACTACGATCCCCGCTTTTACGGCAAGATCTTCGGGGCAAAGACAGACGGCAGCGAGGACTACTTTGATCCGAAGACTTGGCGGCGATGCAATCCAGGCATGGGCATCACGATGACCGAGGAGTCGTTTGCCGCCGATGCCCAGGAGGCTCGCAACAAGGCGACCAAGCTGAACGGGTGGCTGCGGTACTCGCTGGGGGTGTGGACCGAGAGCACGAATCGCTGGCTCGATCCCGAGAAGTGGGCCGATTGCAGCGAGAAGCCGCCGACGCCGCTGGCTGGCAGGAAGTGCATCCTCGGCATGGACTTGTCGAAGAGCACTGACCTCTCGGCGTGCGTGGCGTTGTTCCCGAATGATGACGGCACGTTTGACGTTGACCCGATGTTTTGGGCACCTCGTGATCTCATCATGGAACGCGAGCGGACAGACCGGCAGCCGTTTCAGCACTGGGTGAATCAGGGGTTCATCACGGCGACTGACGGCAACGTGATCGACCACTCAAAGATTCGTGAATACGTGCTGGAATATGCGAAGCGGCACAGCGTCGAGCACGTCTACATGGACATCCACGGAGCGGTGCAGTTGTCGGTTGAACTGCAAGGGGCGGGGCTTGCGGTGGAATCATACGGACAAGGATTTCGCCACATGTCAGGGCCGACTCGCCTGCTTGAGCGGCTCGTCTTGGAGCGAAAGATCCGGCACGGCGGCAACCCCGTTCTGTCGTGGATGGCCGGTTGCGTGACGGTGGAGACCAATGCGTTTGAGGACGTGCGGCCAGTGAAGAAGAAATCCACGGGCCGCATCGACGGCATCGTGGCATTGATCTTCGCTCTCGGCGGCTATGAGGCTCAGTCGATCGCGAACGCCGCTGGCACCAACCCCGAGATCTTCTTCATATGAGCGTCACCACCCGCGACACCAACCGGATTCTCTGGCTCCCCGGCGAGGAGCGGATGTGGGATGACGAGGGCTCAAGCCGGTCTGCCGCTGGCGTGCGGATCACGAGCGACAACGCATTGCAGGTGACGGCGGTATTCGCCTGCCTGCGGATTCTTGGCGAGACGGTCGCCAGCCTGCCTCTGCATCTTCTGGAGCGGATGGCGGAAGGCGGCAAGCGGCAAGCCCGCGAGGTGCCTCTGTATCGGCTCCTGCATCAGCAACCGAACGATTGGCAGACATCGTTTGAGTGGCGAGAGCAAGCCGTGCTGCACATCGGCTTGTGGGGTGACGCCTATTCCGAGATCAAGGGTGCTGGCACTGGCACGCAACTGATCCCGTTGCACCCGAGCCGCATGAAGGTGGAGCGGATCGAGAACGGTCGACTTCGGTACAAGTACCGCGAGGATCGCGGCAGCGAAACCGTCTACTCGCAGGATCAGATCCTCCACCTTCGCGGCCCGAGCGATGACGGCGTGCATGGCATCTCGATCGTGGAGAGTTGCAAGGACGCGATCGCGCTGGCGCGGGCGTGCGAACTCCACGGCGCGAGATTCTTTGGCAACGGTGCCCGTCCTGGCTTCGTGCTGTCCACCGATGGGCAATTGAACGCCGAGGCCCGCGAGCAGCTTCGGAGCCAGTGGGATCGTCGGCATGGGGGAGTGGGAAATTCCCACTCGACGGCGGTGCTCACGGGCGGGCTGAAGCCCTACGACATCCCGCAGATCAACAACACCGACGCTCAGTTCATCGACGCTCGCCGCTACCAGTTGGAAGAGATCGCCCGGCTCTTCCGCGTGCCCATGCACCTGCTTGGCGTCATGAACGGCGGGTACGGCTCGATCGAGCACGCCGGTCTCGACTTCGTGCAGCACACGATTCTGCCGTGGCTGCGTCGGTTTGAGTCTGCCTTCATGCGTGACCTGATCGCAGACGATGACCGCTATCTGGTGGAGTTCGACGTTCGCGGGCTCTTGCGTGGCGATGCCGCGAGCCGGTCGGCGTACTACCGTGCGATGTGGGACATCGGGGCTCTCAGCACGAATGACATTCTGGAGTTGGAGAACCGCAACCCGGTCGAGGGTGGCGACACCCGCTACCGCCCGCTCAACATGGGCACGCTTGGTGCCGACCCGAGCGAGGCGGACGTTCTCGCCCAACAGCAGCCGGGCAGCGGCATCGACGGGCAGGCGGTCGAGGGCGGGTTGGATGCGGCCACGGAACCGGCCACGGCTGCGGAGCCGCAGGTCGCCGACGTGAGCCTCAACGGCGCCCAGATCACGGGGCTGATCGCCATCATTCAGTCGGTGGTCGACGGGCTGGTAAATCGTGAAGGGGCGGCAGCGATGATCTCGGCATCGTTCCCGAGTATGAACACCGATCAGATTGCCGCGATCCTGGCTGGGGTGGTTGAGCGTCAGCCGGTCGCCGAGGCTCCTGCTGTGGAGCCGGAGCAGGTTGTCGAACAAGTCTCCGAGCGTGCTGCTCCCGGAAGCGTTGTCGAAGGTGACTTCGTCTCATGGGATTCGTCTGGCGGTCGTGCCCGTGGGCGAATCGACCACGTCATGGACTACGGCACGCTGGACATCCCCGGCACTGACTTCAAGATCGAGGCGAGCGAGGAAGATCCGGCGGCACTCATCACGGTCTACGAAGAGGTGAGCGGCGGCTGGCGTGCGACCGATACGCAAGTCGGGCACAAGGTCGCAACGCTCACCAAGATCGAACCGCTGCCTGAGCCGCCGGCAGTGGAGGAGAACGCCTACGGCAAGCCGAAGCGGAAAGGGCGGAAGCGTGGCAGCTAGGTACGACCACATCGACTTCACGCCACCGGCTGGCGTGAGGGAGGAAGCGGCTAAAGGGCTTGCGTGGCGAAGCGAGTACGGACGCGGCGGCACGGCAGTCGGCGTTGCCCGCGCCAGAGACCTGAGCAACGGAGTGAACATCAGCCCCGACACGGCGAAGCGAATGGCGAGCTACTTCGCCCGGCACGAAGTGGACAAGCAAGGCGAAGGATGGAGCCCGAGTCAGGACGGCTTCCCAAGTGCGGGGCGCATCGCCTGGAGTTTGTGGGGCGGGGACGCCGGGCAGGCGTGGGCTAACAAACTTGTGCGGCAGATGAACGCGGCGGACGAGAACGACAGGAGTGCAACCATGAGCATCGAGCGACGGGCGATTGCGATCGACGAAGTGGAATCCGCTGTGCCGCTTCTGGCGGTCGAGAGCCGCAGCGAAGATGACGGCAGCGAGCGTGAATACATCGTCGGCTACGCGGCGAAGTTCGGCGTGTTGTCGCTGGACCTGGGCGACTTCGTGGAGCGGATTGATCCGGCTGCGTTCGGCATCGTCAGCGAGCGTCGCGGGCGGAAGAAGCCGCTGGAGACGCGGGCTCTCTGGAACCACGACCCGAACTATCCGCTTGCGAGGTTTCCCGGCACGCTGTCAATGCGGGTTGATGATGTGGGGCTGCGGTATGAGTTCCCAGTGCCCGACACGACCTACGGGCGAGACATCGCCGCGAACATCCGGGCGGGCATCGTCAAGGGAAGTTCTTTCAGCTTCACCGTTCCCAGCGGCGGCGACTCGTGGGCGATCGAGGACGGTCGCAGCGTGCGGACGATCAACCGGATTGACTCGCTCCTCGATGTCGGGCCGGTGACGTTTCCGGCGTACCCGGATGCAGACGTGACGGTTGCTCAGCGTTCGTATGATGCCTTCCGCCAGCAGTCGGAGGCGGCGATTGCCCGCCGGGTTGCGGCTGCGAAGCGAGCGAATGATCTCCGCGAGTATCTCAAGACGCATGGCCGCTAAGTCGGGCGATCTCTGTGAGCGTTGCGGTCGTGGGCGGCTGAACGTCGCGTCGTCGCAATCGCGTGGCGAGTACCAGACTCGCTATCTGCGGTGCCAGTGCTGCGGTGCCACGGCAAAGAGCGTGGTGCCAGCGGAGTACATCCGCCGCCGCACGCTTCCTTCCTAGTAAAAGACGCGGCTGCGTTTCTGGATGGGTGGGGGTTTGGATTCCTAGCGTGAGGGTATCGGCGTCGTGGAGATGCCGTTTCCCGAACACAAGGAGTTCGCCTCGTGGACAAGATCAAGGCACTGCTCGACGAACTGGCCGCCGTTGTCGCTGAGATGGAAGCGATGACCGATGACGCCCCCGAGGGTGAAGAGGCCGCTCCCATGACTGAGGAGCAAGAGGCTTCGCTGCGGAGCCTGACCGAGCGTGCTGACAAGCTCCGCGAGCGGATCGAGTTCCTCGAAAAAGTCCGTGCCAAGGAACTGGAGTTGCGGTCCGTGCTGGAGCGGGCCGCCCCTGTCAAGGCTGTGATCGAAACCCCTGAGGTCAAGGAGACTGCCGTGGAGACTCGTGAATACGCGGTGCCGAAGGCTCACAACAGCCTGCGGGCGTTCAAGGATGCCGAGAGTGCCTACCGGGCCGGAATGCACATCAAGGGCTTCGTGTTCGGTGATGCCGAAGCCCGGCGGTGGTGCAAAGACCACGGCGTCGAAAGCCGCGTTCAGGCCGGTGGCGTGAATGCCCTCGGTGGTGTGCTCGTGGCTCCTGAGATGAGCAACGAGATCATCCGGCTCGTCGAAGAGTACGGCGCGTTCCCGCAGTACGCTCGCCGGGTGAGCATGAGCAGCGACACGCTCGTGATCGCTCGCCGGACGGGTGGCCTCGCCGCTCGCCCGGTTGGCGAGAACGTCGAGGTGACTGCCAGCGACGTGACCTTCGACAACGTCGAACTGTCGGCGAAGATTTGGGGCGTGGCGAACCGCGTTCCCAACTCGCTGCTCGAAGACTCCATCATCGACCTCGCCGATGCGATGGCTGTCGAAGTGGCCCAGGCGTTTGCTGAAGCCTTCGACAACTCCGGGTTCATCGGCGATGGCACGAGTGCCTACCACGGCGTGACCGGCATCTGCACCAAGGTGCTGGACGCCGCTCACACCGCTTCGGTCGTGACTGCTACTGGCAACGCGACTTTCGGTGCCCTGACGATGGCGAACTTCACCGACATGGTCGCCAAGCTCCCGCTCTACGCTCGCCGGAACGCTGCGTTCTACGTCAGCCCGGCTGGCTGGGGCTCTGCGATGCTGCGGCTCGCGATGCTGCCCGGCGGTGCCTCTGGCCCTGGCGGAAACAGCACGAGCGACGTGGCTGCCGGCTTCGGCGAGCGGTTCCTGGGCTATCCGGTGCGTCTGGTTCACTCGATGGAGTCGGCTCTTTCTGGCACGACCGGCAAGGTGGCTGTGCTCTTCGGCGACCTCTCGCAGGCGGCGACCTTCGGCGAGCGTCGGGCTGTCTCGATCCGCACGGCTTCCGAGCGGTACATCGAGTACGATCAGACCCTCACCTTCGCCACGACTCGCAATGCGATGGTCGTTCACGATCTCGGCAGCACGACCAAGGCTGGTCCGGTCGTGGCCCTCAAGTTCGGTTGATCCACACCCCTTCCTACGGAGAACTCTGACAGATGAACTACGTTGAAGCTAGTAAGACGGTAGCGAAGGTCGTGGACGGGGCGAGCATTGCCCACCCGATCGACTGCAAGGGCTACAGCCACGCCTCGATCGACGTGTGCTACGAGCCCGTCGCTGCGGCTGGCACTGCCTCTGCCGTTGCCACGGTGCTGAAGCTCCAGAGCAGCGACACGGACGGCTCCTATGCCGACCTGACGGGCTACGTCGGCGGCACGGATTTCACGGTTCCGACGCCGGCCAACACCAACGACACGGTCGTGGTGCGGTTCGATGTCGACCTGCGTGGCAAGAAGAGGTATTTGAACGTCGCTTCGACGCTCCAGACCTCGGGCGGCGTGGCCTCGGTCGTGCGTCTGAGCAAGGGCGAAGTCGGCGGTGCCAAGGGTGCCAACGTCTCGGTCGGCTGACGCTTGACACAAGTGCAACTCTGAACGGGCGGCTCTCACTCGGGGGCCGCCCGTTCTCTTTTTGAGGTTGCAAATGATCGTCAAGGTTGGTGGGTCTGAGGTTGACGTGAGAGTCGAGGCGATCATGTCGATGCCTCGCCTGTCGTTCACGGCGAACCACTTCGCATGGGCTCAGGCTCTCATGCCGCTCGGGATTCGCCCGACGATGGGCACCGGGGCGTTCTGGTCGCAGGTGAACACCCGCGTGATGGAGCAGTTCATCGACTCGTGCGAATACCTGCTGACAATCGACTATGACACGTTTTTCACGAAGGCGGATCTGGAGCATCTCTTCGCCCTGGCGTTGACGTTCCAGTGTGACGCCGTGACAGGGCTCCAGACGAAACGCGAGGACGGTCGCCCGATGCTCACGCTCAAGGGCACGCTGGACAACCCGCCAAAGGATGGCGTCACGACGCTGCCTGCTTCATGGTTTGCCGAGCCGGTGCAGGAAGTCGATTCGGCTCACTTTGGGCTCACCGTGATTTCAACGGCTGCCCTCAAGCGGGCGAGGAAGCCTTGGTTCTGGAGCAAGCCGGGGCCGGATGGCTCGTGGAATGAAGGCCGGGTCGATGACGACATCTACTTCTGGCGGAACTGGCGGGAGAGCGGGAACCGCGTTTTCGTCTCGCCTCGCGTCACGCTAGGGCACGGCGAGTATGTCATTACGTGGCCGAGCAAGGACTTTTCTAAGCCTGTTTTCCAGTGGACGACGGAGTTCACCAGCACATCCAAGAAGCCCGAAACTGCATGGAGTATCGCCGGATCATGAAAATCAAAATGAGCAGAGCGTATGCCAGCTACAAGGCTGGCGAACTGGTCGAGGTCGATGACGGTCTGGCGGCGCGGCTCCTGGCGTGGGGCTACGCGGTCGAGGATCGCCAGCGTGATCTGATCGAGACGGCGGCGGTAGAGCATCGGGCGGAATCGGCGGACGTGACGCCCAAACGGAGACGCGGCAAGCAATGAGATACCGCAGCCTCAGGCGAATCACGCAGCCGGTCGTGGAGCCGGTCAGTCTCGCGGAGGCGAAGACGCACTGCCGCGTCGACTCAGACGAGGCGAGCGAAAACACGTACCTCACGTCGCTGATCTCGGCTGCCCGTGAGTGGGTGGAAGACTACATCGACCGCTCGCTTGTGAAGACTCGCTGGCAGATGCGTCTCGACAAGTTCCCGGCTGAGATTGAACTTCCTCGCCCGCCGATGCTGCCGGTAACGTCTGAAACGCCGGTCACTCTGACGTATACCGTCAACCAAACCGGACAGACGGCAGCGCTGTCGACGGCATCGTACCGCGTGGACTCCGACTCGACGCCGGGTGTGCTGCGGAACCTGTACGGCGGAACGTGGCCCAGCAATCTCGATGATCCCGGCTCGATCACCGTGACGTGGTGGGCCGGCTACGGCGAGGATGGGCGAGCGGTGCCGACGCGGGCGAGACACGCGATGCTGATGCTGGTGGGTCACTGGTATGAACGACGGCTTGCGGCGGACAACGTCGCGGCAGCCGAAGTGCCGTTCGGCGTGAAAGCCCTGCTCGATAGCGTCTCGTGGGGGAGTTACACCTGATGGCTACGTACACGCAACTGCCGGGTTCGCTGGGGCTGTCGCTTCGCCGTGGCGATGAGCTCGGCACGACGATTGATTTCTCGCCCACGACGATGACCGGCTACACGGTTACGGCAGTTATTACGTCCGTGGTAACTGGTGAGGTTGTCGAGACGATCACGGCCAGCGTGAGCGATGGCCCGAATGGAGTCGTGTCGCTCGCTCTCACGGAGACGCAGACGGCGGCGTTGCCGGTCGGCACCTACGGCTGGCGTCTTGAGTGGGATGCTCCAGGCAACGTGCGACGTACCGCCCTGCAAGGCATGGTGGAGGTTGTGGGATGATCGTAGCGAACGTCAGCAGCAACCGGATCACTGCCAGCGTGACGGGCTCCGCTGTCGCGGCGGCTGTGTCGGCAAACGTCGTGACTACCGCAACGGCTGGCGGCATTGGCCCGCAGGGGCCTCAGGGAGTCGCTGGTGCGGCATTGCAGTCGGCCTCAGATGTTGCCCTATCTGGGGTCTCGGAAGGCGACGTTCTGAGGTATTCATCGAGCAAGTGGCGGAACTACGCGGACGCAAACCTGACTGACGGCGGAAACTTCTAGGAGAGACTGCGATGGCGAACACACTGAGGATCAAGCGTCGGGCAGCCGCGAGCGGCGCGGGCGCACCTTCGAGCCTGGCGAACGCTGAACTCGCGTTCAACGAAGCATCGAATATCCTCTACTACGGCACGGGCACCGGCGGTGCGGGCGGCTCCGCGACCAGCGTGATTGCCATCGGCGGTGATGGTGCGTACCTCGGGCTTTCGAGTGGTCTGACGCAGACTGCGGCTGGCACCTACACGTTCTCGGGCGGCGTGACCTTCTCTTCGACGGTCGCCCTTGGCGCATCAGCCACGGCGACCACGCCTGCCGCTGACGATAGTTCTACGGCAGTCGCCACGACAGCCTACGTTCAGAATGAAATCGCTGGGCTTGGAGTCGGCTCGGTTACGAGCGTGGGGCTTTCGCTGCCAGACATTTTCACTGTCAGTGGTTCTCCGGTTACTTCGAGCGGCACGCTCTCTGCCACGCTGGCGAGCCAGACGCAGAACTACGTGTTCGCCGCCCCCGGCTCTGGCGGCAACGGCTCGCCGACGTTCCGGGCGCTGGTGGCCGCTGACATCCCCGATCTGTCGGCGACGTACCTAGCACTCACTGGCACGCAGACGGCGAGTGGCACCTACACTTTCAGCGGGACGGTAAATCACACCGGCACATTCCAGATCGGCAGCACGACGGTCACTTCGTCCGCCGCTGAGTTGAATCTGGTCGATGGCTCGATCGCCAATGCGGTCGTGAACAGCAAGGCCGTGGTCTACGGATCTGCGGGCGAGGTTGCCGCATCGTCGATCACGACCACCGGCAATGTCACGGTCGGCGGTGATCTCACGGTCAATGGAACCGTGACCAGCATCAACTCGACCACGATTTCGGTTGACGACAAAAACCTTGAGCTTGGCAGCACAGCCAGCCCGTCCGATGCGACTGCTGACGGTGGCGGCATCACGCTGAAGGGCACGACCGACAAGACGCTCAACTGGGTGGACTCGACCGACGCCTGGACGAGTAGCGAGCACATGAACCTGCTCGCCGGCAAGGAATACAAGATCAACGGATCAAGCGTGTTGTCATCAAACACGCTCGGCAGCGGCGTCACGGCATCGAGCCTGACCAGCGTGGGCACGATCACCAGCGGCACCTGGTCGGCGACCATCGATAATGCGACGATCGACGGGGGGACGTTCTAAGTGGCGAACACGATCCAACTCAAGCGGTCGACGATTTCGGGGGCTATCCCGTCCTCGCTCGCCGATGGTGAGCTGGCGGTGCAGCGGGCAGACAAGACGATTTATTTCAAGGACGCGACGGATACGATTCACGACCTTCTGAACATTGACTGCGGCGAGATACTGCCGGCGGCGACGGCCGGCGGCCTCTCGCTATGGGCGGCTGAACTCGACGGCAACTGGCACTGGAGCGATTGATGGCACACCCGAATATGAACAGCCCGACGACCGTGGAAGGCTTGTCGCTCGCGACAGCCGTAGGCACGTCGGCGACCACGATCGTGAGCAACGGCACCGCGTCATCGGCGACGATCCGAATCGTTTCGATGTTCGTGGCGAACATAGACGGCTCATCTGCCGCTGATGTTACCGTGAAGCTCGCCACTGGCACGAACGCTTGGTCGATCGCCAGCACCGTGAGCGTTCCAGCCGATGCGAGCCTCGAAGTGATTTCGGGTCGCCCACTGTATCTCAAAGAGGGCGACAGCCTGACCGCCACGGCAAGCGCGGCCGGCGACCTCGAAGCGGTCATCTCATACGAGAGGATTACGTGATGGCAAACATCGGCGATTCGTGCTGGCGTCGAAACGGCGTAGCCGCGTTGGAACTCCCGTTCCGCGTTCGTCTCCCTGACGGTTCGACTCGCACCGACCCCTCTCAGTGGAGCAACGACGAATCTGTTCTGGCGGCGACCGGCTGGAGCCGATCAACGCTGACGCAGGACGATCTGGATGCCCTGTTCCCGCCGCCGCCGCCTGCGCCGGAGCCGACGCCGTATGAGGCTGGCTATGACACCGGACTCGGCTGGCGTCTCGGCTGGCAACCCGATGACGTGGCCCTGCTCACGGGGATGTACGTTCTCGCGAGCCGTGCCGCTGAACTGGGAGTCGACCAGCCGGTGAACGTCGTCGATATGGACGGCGTGGCCCACACGCTGCCGTTCGCGGAATACGAGGCGATCATGCTCGCCTACGGTGCGGCGAGGGCCGCGTTGTCGGCACCGCCGGCTCCTGAGCCTGAACCGGAGCCAGAACCGGCTCCTGAGCCTGAACCTGAACCGACTCCCGAAACCTAAGTTCCCCACATCACAACGGTAGCGCACCATGTCACTTCGCTCTAACGGCTCCTACATCGGCCCTCGCCCGACCGGGCCTAATACCACGGTGGCGTCTGGCATTTGGGACTTGCGAACCGTTCAGCGGCAGCGGTCGCTTAATGCGTGGCCGGGGCAGGCTGCCACCGACCCAGACTTTTCCAGCGTAGCACTGCTGCTCCACATGGACGGCAGCGGAAGTACGTTTACGGATTCCAGCGGGTCGCCGCAGACCATCACTGCCACAGGGAACGTCACGCAATCGACGACGCAATCGAAATTCGGCGGAAAGTCCGCGTCATTCGACGGCAATGGTGATTATTTAGAAACTGGTAGCGGCAGTCAAAACACGTTCGGGACTGGCGATTTGTGCATCGAATTTTGGACGTATGCAAATTCAATCGGCAGCAACACATGCCTAGTGGATCAACAGAACGGGCTGCTGATTCGTCAAGCCAGCACAAACATGCTGTCGATTTACTCTCGCGTCGGCGAGGTGTTCTTCAACTCAGCCAACAATGTCCTAACGACAGGCGTGTGGCAGCACATCGCCGTATCGCGTTCTGGCACTACGTTGAGCGCCTACGTTAACGGTCAGCGCGTTGTGACAGGCACATCGTCAGCAAACCTGACAGGCACAGTTTTTCGCGTTGGTGCGTTTATTGACAACTCAGGCAGCGGATTTGTGCTAAATGGCTACATCGACGAACTGCGCATCACAAAGGGCACGGCTCGCGGCTACACAGGTTCAACCATCACGGTGCCGACAGCAGCCTTCCCCGACGCATGAGCAACGACGCCTTCGCCGCCGCGCTGGTTCTCGCCTCATTCCCGGCAGGCGTGGCGGGTGGCGTGTTGGGGGTGTGGATCGCCCGCTGGACGATTGTGTTTTTCATCGCCCCGTAACGACGCTACACAACAAACATAATGCCGCGCGTCCAAAACAAACGAGGCACCGCCGCGAACCTGACGAGCGTCAACCCGACGCTGCTGGCGGGGGAGTTGCTCGTCGTTACCGACGAAAACACGCTCGTCATCGGCAACGGCACCGACGCTTACACCTCGCTGGCGTATGTGACGGCCACGCCGCGTAGCCATACGCACACACTCGCACAGATCACCGACCTCAATATTGTGTCGGCCGGCTCTCCGCCGAAACCCTACGATGTGGCACTCAGCTACAACTATTCGTCGGCAACGTGGTCGACGAAAACGATCGGCAATGTTGGCGTCGGCTCGCAGCCCATTGGCGGCTGGCCGGCGGGGAGTCTGGGGTCGTCGCTCGCTGGCAAGGCATCGACCACCCATGCCAGTTCCCACGCGACCGGCGGCAGTGACGCGTTGACGCCGAGCGACATCGGTGCGGCGCCGGCCGCGAGTCCTGCCATCACCGGCAACGCTACCTTCACGGCATCGTCTGGCGTGCCGCTCACGGTGACAAATACCGGCGGCGGCAACTCATTTGTAGTCAATGACGAGGCGAGCGATACCACGCCGTTTGTGATAAATGCGTCTGGGTTGGTAGGAGTAAATGCCGAGCCCACCACCCGCAGGCTCACTGTTCGCGGCAGTTCCGCCGGCGACGGTGCATTGCTGCTCCAATCGTCATCAACAGGCGCAGGAACTAGCAATGGGTTTATTATCCAGTGTTTCGGCGCGTC